TTAAGCCTCGTTTTGTTCTTGGCTCGGGCTTTCGGCTGAGGTTTGGGTTTCGGCGGCTTGTGCTTCGTCTTCCTCTTCTTCAGCTACGCGCTCGAGGCTGACGAGGGTTTCGCCTTCGTCCAGGTTAATCAGCTTCACACCGGCGGCGGCGCGGCCGGTTTCGCGGATTTGTTCCACCTTGGTGCGGATGAGTACGCCGCCGCTGGTAATCAGCATCAGGTCGTCACTTTCGCTCACCAGGGTGGCGGCCACTAGGTCGCCGTTGCGCTCGCCGGTGTTGATGGCGATATTGCCTTGGCCGCCTTTGTTTTTGCGGCTGTAGCTGGCAATCGGGGTGCGTTTGCCGTAGCCGTTGGCGGTGGCGGTGAGCACTTGCAGTTCGCTCTGTTCGCACTCGGGGGCGAAGGTGATAAGGCTGACGATGCGGCCGTTTTCGGGCAGTCTCATGCCGCGCAGGCCGCCGCTGCCGCGGCCGCTGGGGCGTACGCCGTGTTTGCCGCTGATGGGGGCACTTTCGGCGTTGTCGTCTTCCTGGCTACCTGAAATTTCGGTGTCGTTGTCGTCGCCGGTTTCTTCATCGTCGCTGCTGCGCTCCCAATATTCGTTGAAGCGGATGGCTTTGCCGAGGTTGGAGAAGAGCATGATGTCGTTGCGGCCGGAGGTGCGCGCTACACCCACCAGGCTATCGCCTTCTTTGAGGGCGATGGCTTTGATGCCAACTTTGCTCACGTTTTTAAACGCAGAAAGTTGCACTTTTTTCACCACGCCCATAGCGGTGGCGAAGAAAACGTATTCGTCTTCGGGGAAGTCGCGCACGGGCAGGATGGCGGAAACTTTTTCGTTTTCGTCCAGCTGGATAACGTTGTTGATCGGGCGGCCGCGCGAGTTGCGCCCGCCTTCGGGCAGTTTATATACCTTAATCCAGTGGCAGCGGCCGTGGTTGGTGAAGCACATCAGGTAGTCGTGGGTGTTGGCCACAAACAGGGTTTCGATGAAGTCTTCGTCTTTGGTGGCGGCGGCCTGCTTGCCGCGACCGCCGCGCCGCTGGGCTTGGTAGTCGGTGGTGGGCTGGGTTTTGATGTAGCCGCCGTGGGTGAGGGTAACCACCATTTCGCGCGGCGGAATCAGGTCTTCGTCGGCGATGTCGCCGCCGAACGGGTTGATTTCGCTGCGGCGCGGGTCGCCGAAGTTGGTTTTGATTTCGATGAGCTCGTCGTGGATGATTTGGGTGATGCGTTCGGGCTTAGCCAAAATATCCAAGAAATCGATAATCTGCGCCATGATGGTTTTGTAGTCGGCGAGGATGGTGTCTTGGTCGAGGCCGGTGAGGTTGCGCAGGCTCATGCGCAGGATGGCGTCGGCTTGCAAGTCGCTCAAATAATAGCCGTCTTTGCGCAGGCCGAGGTTTTCAGGTAGCCCTTCGGGGCGCGCCATATTCAAATCCAAATTGGTGCGGCTGAGCATATCGCCCACTAGGCCGGACTGCCACGGCCGCGCCAGCAGTTTGGCTTTGGCTTCGGCTGCATCGGCGGATTCTTTGATGAGCTGAATCATCGGGTCGATATTGGACAGCGCCACGGCTTTGCCTTCAGCGATGTGGCCTTCGTGCCGCGCTTTTTTCAGGCGGAATAAGGTGCGGCGGGTAACCACTTCACGGCGGTGGCGCAGGAATTCGGCCAGAATCTGCTTCAAATTCAACAGGCGCGGCTGGCCGTCGACCAGGGCCACCATATTGATGCCGAAGCTGTCTTGCAGCTGGGTGAGTTTGTAGAGCTGGTTGAGCACGACTTCGGCGTTTTCATTACGCTTCAGTTCGATGACCACGCGCATACCGGATTTGTCGGATTCGTCACGCAAATCGGAAATGCCTTCCAGCGTTTTCTCGCGCACCAACTCGCCGATTTTTTCCACCAGCTTGGCTTTGTTTACCTGATAGGGGATTTCATCGATGATGATGGCTTCGCGCTCGCCGTGTTTGCCGATGGGCTCGATATGGGTTTTACCGCGCATCACCACGCGGCCGCGGCCGGTGCGGTAGCCTTCGCGCACGCCGGCGAGGCCATAAATGGTGGCGCCGGTGGGGAAGTCTGGGGCTTTGATGGTGTCGATGAGCGCGTCGATAGACGTGTCGGGATCGGCTAAGAGTTGCAGGCAGGCATCCACCGTGTCGCCTAAATTGTGCGGCGGGATGTTGGTGGCCATGCCCACGGCAATACCGGCCGAACCGTTGGTCAGCAGGGCGGGGAAGCGGGTGGGCATCACCAGCGGCTCTTGTTCGCTGCCGTCGTAGTTCGGGCCGAAGTTTACGGTATCTTCTTCAATGTCGGCCAGCATTTCGTGGGCGATTTTCGCCATGCGGATTTCGGTGTAACGCATGGCTGCCGCGCCGTCGCCGTCCACCGAGCCGAAGTTGCCCTGGCCATCTACCAGCATATAGCGCATGGAGAAGGGCTGCGCCATGCGCACGATGGTGTCGTACACCGCGCTGTCGCCGTGGGGGTGGTATTTACCGATAACATCGCCCACGATACGGGCGGATTTTTTATAAGATGAGTTCCAATTGTTTTTCAACTCGTGCATGGCGTAGAGCACGCGGCGGTGCACGGGTTTCAGGCCGTCGCGCACATCGGGCAGCGCGCGGCCGACGATTACCGACATGGCGTAATCGAGATAGCTTTTGCGCATTTCCTCTTCGAGGCTGACGGGGATGGTTTCTTTGGCAAACCGGTGGTCGTGGGTGCTGCTCATGGAGATTTAAAGCCCAATCGATTAAAACGCATTATTTTATCACATAATCAATCATCAAGACGGCTGCCATAGATAAATACATACTGCATAAATAGAATTCATCTTTTGGCAGCCATTATATTTCCGCAATTTTCAGAAGCGTTCCGCAAAACGCTATTTCAGTGGCTTAAGAATTTTACCGCGCCGGATATAGATTTTTGTCATCTGCTCAGAGGCGTGGCCGAGTTGGTCAGAAGCACTGCGGGTGTCGGCAGCCAGGTAAATATCCGTGGCGGCTTTAGCTCTCAAGTCGCGGAATTGGAATGCGGACAACTCTTCGGCCAGTTCCGGCCGCTGCTGCATGACGGTTTTTCTCAACTCTAAAAATTGCCTGCTTAGGGCGGCGCGGGACAACGGTTTCCCGTGGCTGTTGAGGAACAGGTAGCCGTTATCTTGGTGGATGCGGCCGATGATTTCTTTGAGCTTGCCGCTGATTTCAAAGCGCAACTTAGCACCTGTTTTCTGCTGGCTGATATGTAGGATGCCTTCGTGGATGTGGCTGCTGTGAATGCCGACTATATCAACAGGGCGCTGGCCGGTGATGTAGGCGATATCCATTAAATCACGCATCTGCTGGCCGGCAGCTTGATAGACGGCCTGATACAGGTAATCCTCAATATAAACCTCACGGCGCTTCTTGCTGTGCTTCTTGACGTTGCGGCAGGGGTTTTCTTTGCTTGTCCAGCCCTGCTCTCTGGCATAGTTAAAGATGGCGCTGAGATAACCGATTTCGTTATTAGCTCCGCCGGGGGTGTCTTTGCGCCAGTCGAGATAACGGCGGACGTGTGCCGGCTCGATTTCATCCAGTGGCGCCGGGTTATCCCCACCGAAAAACTTAGACAGCTTGCGCACGGCGTTGTTGGCGCTGGAAATGGTGTTGCGGCTGCGGTGGCTGATGATATTCTGCAGGTAGCGTTCGGCTGCAACAGGGAAGGTAACACGGGCGGACTTGGGCAGTTTGGCCACTTCGAGTTTGCTCCACTCTTGAACGGCGGCAATGTAGTCCGTGCCAAGCGGGATTTCTTTGCGCCGCCCGTCTTCCCGCCCGTCGTAGTAGTAATAGACGGTGGTCTTGCCGTTTTTTCGGGTACGTTTACGCGCCAGCATTCTATCCGGCAGGTTGCTGTTGGCGCTTCGTTTCCTGCCCATGATTATTCCCTCCTAGACTGCCGGTTGCCACCTGGGCTTGTCCGGCTTGTGTTTTTGCGGTTTGCCTTCCAGCACGCTGCGGCTGACAACAGGGTAGCCTGCGGCATTGGTAAAAAACGGAATGCCGTTTTTGCGCAGGGTTTCGGCCTGTTTTTTCGGCTGCTTGCGGCTGGTTAGTTCGATGATTTCTTCGCGGGTTAAAAATGTTCCATTCATGATTGCTCCAAACTAAAGACCGCCCGAAGGCGGCCTAGTTAATCAATATCTCCAACGTGGCTTTACTTGGGATAAATAACACGCCCAAAATAGACAGGGCATACATCAATCTATAGCGCAATTTCAGCCCGGGAGTGGTACGAAATTTAATCATGTGCACCGCGTAGTACACAGACCAAAACCCAAAGATGGCATTGGCTATGCCGTCTATGGCATGGATGATGTCAATGAGCCATGAGTTCATTCTACGTCTCCCCTGCAGATTCAGTAAATCTCAACGCATTTTCAATAATATCTGCAACTAAATCTATTACCTCTTCATGCACTTGGTCTGACTGATAAAGACTTTCTCCATTAGGGGATACCCCTGTTCTTGCTAAAAACATAATGAGCTTATCAACAGCTTCTTTGGCCGCTTCTGGACTATCATCATATTCATAAACATCATCCCATTTTCCTATGAATTCTTTCATTTTTTCTCTCCAAAATTAAAGCCGCCCTATTCGGCGGCGGGGTTTGTGGTGGGTGGGGCGGGAAGCGGTTGCCAGTGGGTTGCCCCGCTGATTCCAATCCAAGTTATATCTCTACACATTGCAGTGATTGGATAAATATCGCCATCACAGGTATAAACTAAAATATCGTCATGTGCTTCCGGCAGCCTATCCTTCACGCTTATCCATTCGGATTGTGCGGCTCGGGCTTGCCACGCCCGCCATGCGAACTCAATGTGGTCGTAGGCGTAGCGGCCGTCTTTTTGCTTTTGGCAAGGGTCGATTGGCACCGGCGGTGCTGGGCTCGATATCCACCACTCAAACGCCTTGCGCTCTTGTTCGATTTTTTCGGGTGTCATTGCACATCCTCCTCTTTCACAAACACGCCATCTTTCATCACGCCCAGCCTGTCTTTGATTTCGTCATAGGCTTGGGCGATGCAATCTTCTATCTGCAAGCCGTTCTGTGCGGCGAGGATAGTCAGCACTACCACACAATCGCCGATGCTGTCAGCGATACGGCGGCGCGGGCGGCCACGGGAAATATCGGCGGCCAGTTCGCCGGTTTCTTCTACGAGCTTGGCGAGTTGGCGAAAGCTGTCGCTGTCTGCGATAAGGTTGCGGGCTTCTGCCCATTCTCGGATTTGGGTAAATGTTTGGGTCATGATTATTCCTTTGCTTCTGCTGCCTGCTCCTGCATGGCGGCATCGATATGCGCCCGCAGGCATGGTTTTAATTGTATAGTGTTGCCTAGTGTGATGCTGATGTCGTCTTGTGCGGCCAGCCAGTCTAGGCGCTCGGTGTCGGGATGGGGGATGAGCTCCAAATCGGCGGGATTTGCTAAGGTGTTATAGTTACCACGGCTATTCATAATGTAAGCAAAATGTTCCGATGTGTTAATGACTACACACACGCCTAGGCTCGCATCTCGTACAATATCGCCGAATTTAAATTGCTGTGTCATGGTTGCTCCTAGAACGGGATTGAATCGTCGATTTCATCTTGCCGTTTTACTGGCTGCGGCGTTGGCTGTGGTGCTTGTGTGTGCTGTTCTGCCCCGCCGCTGGATTTGCTATCCAGCATCTTCATTTCGCTGCACACGATTTCGTATGCCGTGCGCTCGATGCCGTCTTTGCCGGTGTATTTGCGGGATTGAATTTTGCCCTCCAAGTACACGAGGCTGCCTTTCTGCAGGTACTTTGCGGCGATTTCGGCCAGCTTGCGGTACATAGTGATGTTGTGAAACTCTGTTTTCTCAACTTTATTTCCTGATTTATCCGTATATTTTTCGGATGTAGCCAATCCGAAATTACAAACACAGTCTGAATTTGACATATAGCGGCATTCAGGGGCTCTTGTAAGCCTTCCAATAAGTAAAACCTTATTCAACATTTAATATGCCTCCATGTTTTGTTATGAATAATGTGATAGATTGCAGACCTCGTAACACCATATTTTTTCGCAATATTTTTTTGCATTGCGCCAGTTTTATACATTTGCCTTATGGCTATAACATCGGAATCAGTTAATTTTTTTGAAAGCAAAGAACCTTTTGCTGTTCTATTTTTTATCTTGCAATCTTGCATATTATCTTTCCGAGTTCCACAAAATAAATGGTATGGATTTACACATCCTCTGTTGTCGCATATATGGCATACATCTATACCGGGATACACTATTCCAAATCTTAATAAGGCAGCAACCCTATGAGCATACATGCTTTTTCCAAGAAAATTAAATCGTCCATACCCATTTGATTGTTTGGCTCCTGTCCACTCATGACAACCTGTTTCTGTGATTCTTACTTTCCTATTAAACCGTTCTTTTATATCATCTATAGTTTGCAACTTACGACTTCCTTTTCTCATGCTTGCTCCTGTATCAATTGTTGATAGTATTCTTGGCAAACGGCCACGCGCTCTTGAATGCGCTCGATGGCTTCAGGGTCTCGCTTGACGGTTACGGTGGTAACACGCCTGCGGAGAGGGATACGCTCGATGGCGTCAATCAGCTTTTCAGGGTCGCCGTATTGTCCGATCAAGTCTTCCGGGCAAGGGAACAGCCAAAAATCAATCTCGGCCTGCTCGCAGTCGAACAGCCACATATAGCCCTGCATCTGCCAGTCGTAGCCTGCTTCCTTGACTTTGCGTTCGGCTTCTTCGCGGAAGAACGGGTGGGTTTTAATATCCCAGCTGCATTTGGTGTCAATGATGAGGCGGTGCTTGGAGTCGTGAATGTCGCATTCGCCGCTGATGCAGTCGTTTTCGCGCCGCTCGGTGTTTTTGGCATACTGCCTGCCGCGTATCAGGCCGCTGCCTTGGATGGCGAACGGCTCTAATGCGTTGCCCTTTTCGGTGTACTTGGCACCGTCGAAAGCGGCCACGCCGAATAGTTCCTGCTTGGCCTGCTCGATAAGGTGGCTTTTGGCGGTCTGGGTCAGCCTGTCGTTTTTGCTGCGCGGCAGGCCGATGATTTTGTGGATGGCGGAACAGCGGATAAGCATCACAAGCTCTCAATCTCTGCCCTCTGTTCGGGGGTCAGGTCATAGTTGCCGTTCAGCACGCTCTCCACGCTGATTTCGCCGGTGCTGATGTTTTCTTTCAGGGTGGCAAACAAGGCATCATCCACCGGCATCAGCATCACGGGGTCGGCTGGCTGGTTGTCGATGTAGTCGAACTGCTCGCCGCTCACGTCTTTAATCACGCTCTGGTCGGACAGCACGGCCTTTTGCATATCGATGGACAGCGGGGCTTGTTTGGACAGCAGTAGTTTGGTTACTGTTTTGAGCGCCATCGCCTCAAAGTTGTCCGCCCATACACCGTAGCCCTTTTTGAAAGACTGGCTGTATCTGCCTGCGTGGGCAGCCACCTGTTCGCGGGTCATATACAGTTCTGCGGTAAAGCCGTTGATGAGCTTGAAATAGGCGTAGTAACCGATGGGCTGCTCGTTTTCTGCCGGCTTTTGTTTCCAATCGAATTTGAAGCCGTTGATGGGGTCTTCCTCTATCAGCTGGGCTTCATACACAGGCAGGGATACCAGGCGCTCGAACTGGCCGCTGCGCTGGGCTAGCTGGATGAAGCCTTTGTAGCCAAGCTGAAACTGGGCTTCCACTTTCCCTTTGTTGCGGTAGGGAACGATATAAGCGAATCCCAGGTTGTTGTTGATGGGCAGGTTCAGGGTGGCAGCCATAACGGCTGCGTTGAAAATGCTCATCGGCTCGGCATCTAACAGCATGGGATTGCTGTTGGCTATCTGCATGGCGCTGGTGGCGAAGCTGGCGGCGTTTTTGTCCAGCAGTTCGCGCATCTTGGCCTGCACGGCGGGGGCTTGGAAAAAGTCTTTCAGGCGGTGTGCTTTTTGGGCGGGGGTCAGTTGGGTGTTTGTGGTCATGATTTACTCCTGGAATAAATGGCGTTCAGGTGGTTTGGCTGGGGTCGTAGTGATAACTGGTTGCTCCAAAGTGGCATGACAACGCTGGCAGGTTGGGGTTGGCGGGATGATGCCGCCCCATACATCAGGGATAACTACTTTGCCGCCACATTGGCTACACGTTCCAATTACGCGATACATGATTTGCTCCGGTGGTTATTGGATAGTCGGTGGCACTGCATCGGACAAGCCAAGCTCGATTGCTTTTTTGTTGGCTTTGTCTAGTAGCAAGATGGCTGCGGTAACGACTTCTAGAAAGCCATCTGCTTCGGCATCGTCTGCTGCGGCCAATTGCCTTGCCTCCTCTGCAATCGGCAGGATGATTTGCCGGATGGGTGGGATGGCTTCGGTGGCGAGCATCTTGCTGAGCTTGCTGGTTGGGTCGATGGTGTAAATGTGCATGGCAGCAGCGGCAAGGCCGGCAGTCATGCCTAAAATGTCGCCTGCGCTGATAGGGTGCTGCTTTGTAATCAATTCTTTGCTTTTGCTCATTGCTAATCTTTCCGTTTATTCCCTGTCCGTTTGATGGCAGCGGGGTAGTTCTGGTGCGGGTTGGTACGGATTTGCTCGTCCAGTTGGCGCAGCTTCTGTTTGTGCGCTTCGATGGCCGCAGTGTCTTCAATTGGAAATTGGCGCTCCATGAATACAGTTACGCTGCGTCTCACGTTGTACCGTCCAAGGCTCCATAAATGGAGCGCTTTTGGTGTGCGTTGGGTTTGGATATAGCGCATTTCTCCGCACACAGTGGCAATGCCGCGTTTGTGGTCGTTGCGTTGGATAATGTGCATTTACTTCTCCGGCTCATACACCACGCCGCGCATAATCTGCACGTCGTCCATCTCTTGATATTGCCGCTCCAGTTCGGCGGCTTCTCGTTCAGCTTCCCGGTCTAGCTTGGCTACCCGCTCGGCGGCGGTCTCTGTTTGGGTGGGTTGTAGGTATTCGTCTTGGCTGTCTAGGGTGGGCATGGCGACAAAGGCCGCGCCCATAAAAATAGCCGCTATCCAAGCGACGATATGGGTTTTCATTTTTTTGCTCCTGTGGGTTGGAGTTGTGTCAGAATGCTGTATTTACCGACTAAGGCAATAAACAGTTTGGTGCGCTCTTGTTCACCCAAACCTTTATAATGCTGTATCAGTATGGCTTCTCGGTTTGGCAGATTCATGATGCTGTTTAAAAATCTGGTCTCCCGGGTTAAATCTTGATTGGGGGTATTCATGTTACAAATTCCTTTGGATTGTCCGTATTGCAAAAAGAAGGATGTGGCGTTTACATTGTGTTACGTCCGCCCTACTCAAAAAATTGCATATAACGGTTTGACGCGGATTGTGTCGTTGGTGGTTTGCAATCATTGTGGTGGTGGGGTTGTTGGTCATAGTGAGCATGAGCCAAGCGTGGCAATGGTATTAGCACAAAATGCGACAGCAAACGTTCGTCAGATTGACGACTTAGGTTATGGGTTGGAATGGTTGCCTGAGCCGCCTAAACCGGATATTCCAGACCATACGCCACCGGAGGTGCTGCCTTCCCTGCTTGAGGCAGAAAAACTGTTTCTGCTGGGCGACGACTTCGCCCGTTCGGCAGGGAATGCCTACCGCTCAGCGGTGGAAGCAGCGTTGTCTTTAAAAGACACAGAGAGCAAGGATAAAAGCCTAAACTGGCGGATTAACCGCCTAGTAAAAGACGGGGTACTAACTGTGGAGATGGGCGATTTTGCCCACCATATCCGCCAGCTCGGTAATGATGCTTCCCATTCCCTGCTTGATTTCACACCGCAAGATTTGGTGCAGCTGCGGCTGTTCACCAAGATGCTCATCATGTATCTGTTTACACTTCCAGGGATGATTCCGGCCGAAGTGCCAGATGCTACCTGAGTATTAAAGGCGCAGGCGCGCGGTAGTTAGAGGGGGATTACCCTTACAAGGAGTTCAGCCGCCGCCTGCTGCCGGTGTTTTACCCCACCGCCGGCTGGGGGTCTGTCGCCATCTGTGGCTATTGGTTGGCTGCTAAGCCGATGAACTGCTGTTCTTGTTCGCGCCGTTCCTCTTCGCGCTCTTCCTCTTCCTCACGGATGAGGTCGTCGGCTTTGTCCATCATGTGCTTGATGATTACATCCTGCATCTCTTGGCTTAGCTCGTCTAGGATTTCATCCAGCGTTGTGCCTCGGATGAGATTCATGCCGCGCTGCAGTACTTCGGCGGCGCGGCTGTAATTTCCGTCAATGTTAATTTGCATGATTTGCTCCGTGTTGGTTGGCGGCAAGGACTGCCACACACTCTGCCCATGTTGGCATGGGAATATCCAGCGGCAGGCGCTCTTCGTTGCGCTCAAGTAAAAACCAGTCGATATGGTCTGCCCATGTGGCTTGGTCGTTGAGGTCGTAGTTTTCTTCGCCGTCTATCATGGCTACTTCCGCCCATTCGCGGATGATTTCGCTGCGGTATTCTTTAGTTAACCGTTCAGCTTCCTCTTCCCTTCGTTCGGCTTCGTATTCAGCGGCGGCGTTGCGGCGGTCATGCTCGTATAACTGGCGGTCTAGCCATAGGTCGTATTCGTACATTGCTCTCTCCTTCAATGCTGTCGAATGTTTAATCAAGCCATCTCTTTGAAATGGCTCTGTTAAAAATTCGCCTCGGCTTTTACTCGCCAATTTTGTTCTGCTGCCCGCTAGGGCTTATCGGCCTTGCCCCCAGCTTTTAAACTGGGCTTGCCCTCTTGTATCCCGCTAGGGCTTGGCTCGTGCGGTCTGTTTCGTATTTCGTTGGACGTAGTATAGAAAACTAAACATATTAAGTCAAGTGTGCTAAACATATTTGGTATAGTAAACTATACTTTTCTTTGATTTGAAACAGAATTTATTTTTCCGCAGGCAACAAAAAAGCCGCACATGGCGGCAAGAGTTGGTTTGAGTTTGCAGCTGGATTGGGTTTGACGGGCAAAAGAAAAGCCCGCGCGGGGCGGGCTGGGGGATGAACGATTATGCGAAAGCGGGTTGCTGTATTTGTTTACACTGCTCCGCTTCCTCTGCTTGTCTGCGAATCAATATGGCTTCAGCAATATTCCTTTCGGTGATGCCATTACCATTACGCAGGCGTAGCTTGGTTTTGACTTTATCCCATCCGTAGATTTTTACCAAGATGGCAATACTTTCATCAGCAAAAGAGCCGGAGATGACTTCCACTTCTTGCAGGTCAATCATGATTCTACTGATGGCAGGGTTCTCAAAAGCTTCGATTATTTGGTCGCGGAATGGGATGGCAGCTCGGCGGGAAGCAAGGCTGCCACTTGGCAAGCGGATAATTTTTTCCATGTCAGCCTCCTTTAATTAACCGGTTAATGTATCTAATATATCTGCAATTTCCGAATTGGCAGACGGCGTGGTGGTTTGGTTTAGATTGCTAGTCTGCAATCTGCATTGGATAATTACCCCGTCCCAAGATAAGTCTTGGAAACAGGGTTTGATGCGTTTTATTCTATGCGGAAAATTTGATATTGACAACTCGGCATTACCTGTGATTATGGTTAGCTCTCCGCCGAAACTTTCCACCACCTCGATAAATCGCGGCAGCCCCAAACCTGCATGGTTGTTACCGCTGCTATATCTGGCAAGGCTTCCCATAGGATTGCCTATTACGTCTGGCGGCAATTGTTGCGCCCAGTCGTCTTGTTGCTTGAATGTCTTGGATGAGTGCCCTTTTTGGATGCACCACTCAATAGCACCTTCGTGACTATCTATTTGAATACCAACGCGTTTTAACTCTTTTAAAAAACCACTGCCGCAATCTGCTAAAGCAAATTCAATCCATTTGTTGTATTTTTGCGCCATTGAGAAGCCAGTGGATTTGCCGTGCGACCACACGTTGTCGTGCACTTCACCGATGGCATCGATTAGAGGGGAGATGGCCGCCCTGTTCTTTTCATCCACCATCGCATTGATGCAACTGCCTATCTGCGTGGTGGCGCTATCAACAGATTCTTCGCAGTCAAGCATAGTCAATAAAGAGTAGCTTTTTCCTAGATTCGGCCTGTCCCAATCATCATTAACCCCCCATACTTTGTTGAAAAATCCAATTGTTATTAGATAATTGATTAGAGAGTCGTCCACATTAAAAAAGCTTGGTGGCGTCTTATGTTTGTACAGATAGGCTGCCATACATACCAAATAGGCAGGCTTGATAAAGTCTCCGTTATAAATACTGACAGGGTTATTTTGGATGATGGTTTGGCGATCTTGTAGAGCTGAAATTAAGTCTTTATCCATAAGTTAAATATCCTTTTCAATCCAACACGCTCCACGTTTATTTCAACACACGGCCATATCATGACCGAACTAATCCAACACGCTCCACCAAAACACGCGGCCTATGACTTGGATATCGGATGCATCGACTTCTTCGTCCGGGTGCTCATCTTCATTGTAGCTATGAATGCGGATTCTGTTGCCTGGCAGGCGGTAAAGGATTTTGGTGCGTAGCCAGCCGTCATGATTGATGGCGTAAATCTTGCCGTCCTTAATGTGCTTTTGGCTGGTGTCCACGCCAAGTGTAGCGCCATCAGGAAACACCGGCTCCATGCTGTTGCCATCAGCGGATACACATACCACGTCTTTAGGGTTGATGCCTTTGCGGCGCAGGCTGGATTCGTGGAAGCGCAGCTTGTAGCCGTTGAAGTCGGCTGCTTCAAACGAACCTGAACCGGCGGCCAATCTTACTTCTTTCAGGAACGGCACTTCACATTCCGCATCATTGAGCGGCGTGCCGTCCTGCCATGTTTCTACCACAGCGAAAGCGGTTGCGTTTGATTCTATCGGTTTGCTGGTGGAGTCTGCCTGATATTTTTCGCCCGTGCCATCTGCCAGCCATTGGGTAGAGAAGCGGGTTTTCTTCCCGAAGGCCAATAACGGCTTCGCGCCTAGACCTGTGCTTCCGTTAAACCATTGTCCAACCAGTCCTTTTGATACTCCGGCAAAGTCTGCAAGCTGCTGCTGTGTGGTTAAACCATGCTCAGCCATCAGCTCTTCTAATCTATCTTTAAGCGTATTCATTTCAATATCCTATCCAATCGTTTAGCAGTCTAAACGAAATATTGTTTAGGGTGCTTGACTTTTATATGTTTAGTAACCTATACTTTAGTCAAGTTTTCTAAGGTGAAAGAAGAAAATGAAACATATCGAGTTTATTGAACTACTAGGCGGCACATCCAAAGTGGCTGGCTTGTGCGGTATTTCCAAAGGGGCGGTATCCCAATGGAAAAAGAACGGTATCCCGTTGGCACAAAACAATTATCTGAAAACCAAATTCCCTAAAGAGTACAAGAAAATCTTTGGGGCTAGGCCATGACTGAATTATCAATGGAAGTCATCACAAAGGCACACAAGCTGCAAGCTGCTGTTTTGAGAATGCTTGCGGATAAATCACAGCACGAAGTCGCGCTGCTGCTTGGTATGGATGATGCCACCGTGAGCCGTTGGAAGTCTGACGAATGCGGGCTAATACGGGCGGCGCTAATGATTGCGGCCTGTGGCGGCAAGGTGGTGGCTGAAGATGCTGTGGTTGTGAATGCCGAAGAATACCGGCTGATGTGCCGCATCTCGGCTGAATACTTTGCCAGCCGCGCGGATAGGTAAAAGAAAAGCCCGCTGGGCGGGCTGTGGAATCACGCTTCTTTAACCGGGGTGCTGGCTGTAGTGGATTTAACTAGGTCTATCGAATGGGAACAACTTTGTTTGGATGCGTAGCCTTCGGAACTGACGGCAATGACTTCGTGATTACCGGCTTTCAACCGCCAGCGCCATTCATTACGGGCATCTCTATACATTTCGAAATACATAAAGGAACTCCTTATGGATTATGCAAAAAACGAATACACGTTCTCCTACCGTTTCAAAGGCAGGATGTGGTCATTAAGCATTTGGGCGGACAGCCCGGAGGAAGCTAGGGAAAAACTGAGGGCTGCGGCCACCGCGCGTTATGACGGGCAAATCATGCAACGGATTTATGTGCCGGTCAAGGTGGCTTGGTTACAGCGGCTCCGGAAGTGGTGGGGCGAATAAAGAAAAGCCCGCACGGGAATGCGGGCAAAGGAGTTAATTAAAGAAAGGTTCGGAGAGATTATGACAAACAAAACGGCACAAAGCAAGTCTGAATGGTTTTGGACACGGATGCTGACGGTATCGCTGAAATTAGGGCTGCCGTTGTCATGGTGCAATTTTTGCAGCCGCAAGATGTGTGCGGCAGTAGGAGGCAGGAGATGAGACGGCGAATTAAAGATTGGTTGCGTGAGCGGCGGATTAAGCAGATTGGGCGGCGGTTGGTTGCCGTACAGGATCGAGACGAGAAGTGCCGGCTGTATGAGTTGTTCCACGCAGAAATTGCCAATCGTTCGCCGCAACAGATTGCGCGAATGATACGCAGTAAGGAAGAAGCGATACGCCGGGAGGGTTGGTTATGAGTACGGCCAAGATTATCAAGTTTGAGCGGCAGGATACGCCGCCTGCCGAGGTTAAACGTATGGACAGCGGATTTATCCAAATTCCAAATGACGTGTTCAGGACTGCCAAGCGTGTACTGAAGGGCAATGATTACAAAGTAGCTTGCGAAGTGATGGACAAAACATACGGCTACAACAAGACCGAAGATGATATGACCATACAGCAGATTGCTGATGGCTTAGGTATCGACAGAGGTAATGTAAGCCGCGCCTATAACCGGCTAGTAAAGATGGGCGTGATTTATTCGCGCAAGGGGAAATTTGGCTTCATTACGGGCTTTAATCCGGTAGAAAAATGGGCATGTGAAATTAACACGACCGTGTCAAATTCACACGGTAAAAATAACACGACCGTGTCAAAACAACACGCTTCACCGTGTCAAATTAACACACACAATATACAACTACCAAAAGACATAAATATATATTCGTCAACGCAAGACGAAAACGCGGATGCTGAAAATCAGACTTTTGCCATCGCTGACGCAATGGCTACCGAAAGCGCGGGAGAGGATGCGGATTGTTCCACCCACCTACCTGAAGGCAAGAAATCCAAACAGGCTGCTGACAACCGCAAACGATTTGAGGCGATTGCCGGTGAGTTCAACCGGGTATTCGCGGATTGCCAAGGGGTACGCAAGGTAAACCTGGCTGCTACCCAAACCAATGCCAAGCGGATGCGCCTAATCCCGAAAGCTTGGGCGATTGCCAAGCAGCGTATTGCGGCATGGGCAGACGATAACGGCCTGATTGAAGGCGAAACGCCAAGCGGCAAGCATTGCGTTGAGTGGTTTGGTTTGTACTTCGAGCAATGCAGACAAGACCCGTTTATCACTGGAGAAGGCGGGCGGAGCAAAGGGCATGAGAACTGGAAGCCCGGATTTGAATACCTGCTGCGGGCGGAAGTGATGGAAGCCCGCGTATTGGAGGGGGCTTGAAATGGACGAGTTGAACATGGACTGCTTGCACAGCGACGAATCGGAAGCCGAAGTAATCGGCGGCATCATCTGCCGTGGCCGCCAAGCCTTGGATGAAGTGCCGGAGCTGAAACCGGAGCATTTCTACAATTTCAAAATGGCGACCGCTTTCCGTGCTGCTCAAGCTTTGGCTGAAGTGGGGCAAGACCCGAACCTGGTAACGATTGAAGATTGGATACGAGCCAATCAGCCGGAAGCGTTCGACTCTGAATTGCTGATGTTCATCCACGGCAATACCGGCTACGGCAGGGTAGCACATTGCGCGGCATCAATCATCGAACGCTACCGCGCCCGCGAGGCCTACCGGAAAGCGCGTGAGTTTACCGAACAGCTGATGGCCAGCCGTGGCTATGGCGCGAATGATGCGATTGCCAACTTTTCCCGCCAATTGGATGAGATGGCGCTTTCGACCGAAGACAACGAAGCCACCTTCGACACGTTGGAGCTGATGCGTATCGGTATCCAAGAGTTTGACCGCCGCTATCGCAATCAAGGCGCATTGGTTGGTTTGGAAACCGGCCTGCGTAGTTTGGACGAGCTGATGATGGGCTTGCAGAAAGGCAGCCTGTACATCATGGCCGGCCGCCCAGGGATGGGTAAAACTGCGGTAAGCATGACGATTGCGGAAAACATTGCCGACCGCTATCAGGATGGCGCGGTGCTGGTGTTTAACTTGGAGATGAGCAAGGAACAGCTGGCATTGCGCGCTTTGGCTTCGGTGGCTGAAGTGAGCCTGAAAGACTTGCAGAAAGGCAGCGATGACAGCGGGCAGAACTGGACGAAACTCAATAACGGGCTGGGCAAATCTATGGGGCGCAAGATGTTCACGGACGTACGGGCAACCGTTTCCATCGCGCAAATCCGCGCCAAAGCCCGCCAAATCAAAAACAAGCACGGCTTGAATTTGGTGGTGATTGATTACCTGCAACTGATTGACGAGAACGGGCGCAAGTTCAAAGACGACACGGCGCGCGTAACCTGGCTTTCCCGCCAATGCAAGATTTTGGCTAAGGAGCTGGACGTGCCGCTGATTGTGTTGTCCCAACTCTCCCGTGAATGTGAGAAGCGTTCTGACAAGCGCCCGACTTTGAGCGACCTGCGCGATTCCGGCGCGATTGAGCAGGATGCGGATGCCGTGATTTTCAACTACCGCCACGGCTACTACACCAAAGACAACACCGACGACATGCTGGAGCTGATTGTGGCCAAGCAGCGCATGGGCGAAACCGGCACGGCCTATGCCTGTTTCCAGGGTGCATACAGCAAGGCGGTTGATGTGGCTGAAGCCTATGTGGATGCGATTTGGCGCAAACGTAATCCGCCGCCTGTGCAGGGTAAACAGGGCGGGAGGAAGCTATGACGACCTGCCTATCCTGCCGCCACTGGCAATTCAGCGTGACCGGCCATGACGGCACACGCAAGCCGGGCTGGATGATTGCACACGGTATGGCGGCTTGTGAGCACGGCGAAACCTACCGCGCCTATCCCGCCCGCCACGAATGCCACAGCGGCAAACATGAAAGGCTACCTGAAAACGATATTGCGAAACGTGCCAGGTGGCTCGAGAGGAGGAAACAGGATGGCCAAGCGTAAATGCAAAGTATGCGGCTGTGTGTTTGAGAAGCAGAGGCCGTTGCAGTTTGTCTGCTCCCCAGCTTGCGGGATTGAGTATCAGCGCGAACAGAAGCGAAAGGCGGCCATCAAGTCGGAACGGGAAGCCAAGCGCAAGGAGAGGGCAAAGACGGCGGCGCTGCGGCACTGGTTGGAAACCGTCCAGGAACTGACCAAGAAGGCGCAGGCGGCGTTCAATCGCTACATCCGGCTGCGGGATAGGGGTAAGCCTTGCATTAGCTGCGGTGCGCCGTGGAAAGAGAACTTTCAAGCCTGCCACTATGTGCCGGCGGGCAGAAGCAACAAGCTGCGTTTTGATGAGGACAATGTGCATGGCGGTTGTGTGCGCTGCAATCTGTACGAGAGCGGCAATATCCGTGGCTACCGGCAGGGCTTGATTGAGCGCATCGGGCAGGCGCGGGTGGAAGAGTTGGATGCCGACCATGAAGCGCGGAAGTGGACGAAAGAGGAACTGCGCGAACTGGCGGCAGAGTACCGCAGGAAGGCGAGGGAGGTTGAATGATGCAATCCATAACCTACCGCCTACAACTCCAAAATATGCGCCCGCTGATGACCACCATCTGGAACAACCTGCAAGGCTGGCTGCAAGAAAACCCAGATTTGGAAATTACCATCAGACCGCACAAATCCAAGCGCAGCACCGAGCAAAACCGCCGCTTGTGGAAGATTTATCAAACCTTGGCCGAACAGGCATGGGTATCCGGCAAACAGTTCAGTCAGGATGCGTGGCATGAGTACTGCAAACGCCAATTTATCGGCTGCGAGGAACTGCCGGACGGGTCGCAAATCGGCATCTCGACCACCACCCTCAACACAGGCGAAATGACCGACTACCAAAACCGCATCCAAGCATGGGCGGCGCAGGAATTCGGCATTATTTGGGAGTTTTGAATGGCACAAACCTACAAAGACCCGACCTTTGACGAAGTAGCCCGCTGTGAAGCCCAGCGGCAGCGCAAAGAGAAAATCCGGGCAAGCCGCTGGTATCGAGTAATGAAACGCCGTCGTATCAAGAAACTACTATCCAAACAGATGAACAGGAAATAGCATGTACCAGTCAGTCGAAGCAGCATTGAGCCACGCCTACCGCTTATCTTGTATGCGGATCGAGCCATTGAACAACACCGCACAAATTTGCCACTGGGTGGAGGATAAGGGCGTGAGCCGTGGCGGCGGACAAGGGATGACGCAACATGACTGGCACGCCAATAGTGCGATGATACGGGCTCGGGTGGAACGGATTCTGAGCCATTTGGAGCTTTGCGCCGTAGAAGCCCAATACGGCAGCAATTTGAGCCGTATTGTGGATTTGAGCAGCTACATTCTAGATCAGCAGCAAGGCATTCCCTTGTTGCTTTGTGATGCCTTGCTGTCGCATATTTTTTCAGGTAGCCCCAAGCAGATGGAGATACAAGACAGATTTGATATTGGGCGCGTAACGTTGTGGCGGAAAAAGAAACAGGTTGGGGGAATCGTTGCCGGGCTGCTCAATAGCGCCATTTGCAAACTGGAGCCAGAGTTTAGGCAAGCGGGGATTATTGGGTAAATAATTGTATTAGGAAATGATTATGAACATAATCGGCATGAGTTCAATATCCGCAAGTAATGACAAAATTATCATTACTTGCGATAGGGTAGAGGCGAAGGGTATCATTCCTCCTCAATCGGCTTTGATAACAAGCGATAGCCCTCAACAAAGTAATGTGCCCTTGGCAACACCACGGGAGCATGACACTGAGGACAATTCAGATTGTTAAGGGTTATTTGGGAGGTCATTGAAACCTTTTCCGGCCAATCAATCTGAATTTCCATCCTATTCCCGCATTCGCAGGTATAGTCGGTTGTTACACGGATATATTGCTTGGCCGTCCAAGTATTGGTTGCTAGGTCGAGGCTGAATTTTGGCATAAAATCCCCTTTGGGATAGTTGTTGGTCGAGCTTCAACTGTACCACAAGCGGGATTTTTTTTAGGAGATGAAAGATGAGTGATTCAAAGAAAAAGATTTTAGAGAAGATTTCAAAAATAAATCGAAATATTGCCGATTGGCATGAAACGAATGCCCGGATTCTGTATAACGGCAATCATGAGCAAGTTGCGCAAAATTTCTTGGAGTTGGCAAACTTAAACCAAAAGCTGGCTCTTGAATTTGCCAAGCTGTCTGAACTATACCCAACTGAAGAAGGCGATTAAGGGGGCGCAAAATGCGCAGCATATTTTTCTTGGATTCTGTTTTATCCACTAAATCATCACTTTAATTTACTGGCTGCTGCTATTGGTCAATAACCTGTTCGCCATCGGCTTGATGATGGGCGGGTTTGCCGGCGGGCAGTCGCAGATTGAGGCGCAGCAGGTCGGCGGTGTGATGGGGATATTCGCAGGTTTGGGCTTGCTGATATTCGGCAACCTGATTATCCGCTTGTGGGCTGAATTTACTGTGGTTATGTTCAAAATCCAACAGAACACCTACAAGACTGCCGAGAGAATCGGCTATTTGATTGAACAAAATAGGAAATATCCGAAACAAGGAGAATAATGATGAAAAAAACATTGTTGGCTATCTTCTTATGTGCGGCAATAACACCGTTGTTTGCTGATGGGTATGGCTCGCGTAAATTAAATATAGATATTTACCCAAACCCGAAATTTGCTATGTATGGGGATTCAGGGCTGATGAGCTCAACGGTCTCTTCTATGAGAGGAAATACTATTTCAGGGACAAACAGTTTAATTCAATCTGAATGTGCCACTATTGCAGATTGGTTTCTGCCTTATGTATATCAAACCAGAAAGGCTGAAATGGAAGGAAGGCTATCTTCTATTGAGGCTTCATCAAATATTCTTAGAGGGGCGGTGAATACAATGCAAAGCATATCCGAGGGTACGCCTTTCCCTCTCGGTGTGGATTCATATAGAACACTTGACACTCTAGTAAATGAGCAGTTAAAGCTGGGGAGTTCGGAGAGCAATGCCGTGAGATATGCAAAAAATATTTGCGTTCATGAGCTGAATCCAGGGAAGTACAGACTTCTATTCTCATCTTTCCCTAAAACAGGGGGAAGTTTTACTCCAGATCTAACTGGATTAGATGATAGCAGGAAATCACATGGTGCAATTCTTCCACTGATTTCGCTAACAGCGCCAGAGAATTCAACCTTTATGTCTCCTAGAGACTTGGATAGATTCAAGTTATCTGCGCAGGAAATTATGGTAATCCATGCACTAATTGCAAATGATATAAAGACTAATTTAGAAAACCAGGGAAAAGATAACTGGATTACCTATAAATATTTAGTAGACAGGAAAAGAGATGATTTTAATAGATTTTTAAGGAATGGCGGTGCTAATGAAGATTATCTTGTGCTTATTCTTAGCGTTAAAGTAATGAATAACATAACATACTTCTCTGAGAATAACACAGAAATAACAGATGCCTTTTTAAACAGTGCGTTGGATAAAGTTCAGGCTCTATCTCCAGAGGAATTTACAAATAATTTAAACGCAGCATTATCTCGTTGAAATAAATTGACCCCTTGCATTTGCAGGGGGTTTTGTTTATGATGACCATACTACTAAATCGTAAGCGGATATCCGCCCCGTCAGCGCGCATTTTTTGTGCCTATCGGTTTCGTTGCTCTCTCCTTGCATGAGATTAGCGGCACAAAACGCCAAGTTTCTCTGGCGGGTCTATACGCAGAAATACAACACCTTCGGGGAATACTGCGAGCCGACTTACGACGGTAGTTGAAGCCCGCCGCCCTATTCAGCGGCAATCACTAACTAAATCGTAAGGAGTTCATCATGAACGCTCAAATCTCTGTGGCCAACGTTTCTGTTCGTCAATTCGACAATCTCTATTCCCTCAACGATTTGCACAAAGCCAGCGGCGGCGAAGCACGGCATAAACCATCTAACTGGCTGCAAAACAAACAAACCGCTGATTTAATTGCTGAAATTGAAATAGCTGGAATTCCAGCTATCCAAAAGAAACAAGGGCTTGGCACTTTCGTGAGTAAAGAGCTGGTGGTTCACTACGGTATGTGGATTTCCCCGGCCTTCTCGCTGAAAGTTATCCGCGCGTTTCTCGACACGCAGGAAGATGTTTCAGGTAGCCCCAAGCTCGAAACCCAAACCACAATAGACGAACGGCGCGGCTTGGTGGATGCGGTGAAGCTGCTGGTCGCCCGCTGCGGTATCGATTATTCGGCAGCCTACCGCATGGTGCATCAGCGCTTCGGTGTGGCGCATATCGACCAAATCGCTGCACCGTTGTTGCCTGCTGCGGTGGCTTATGTGCATTCGCTCACGTTGCACGGCGGCCTCAACGGCGAAGTGTTGGACAGGCTGCCTGAAAACCTGCAGCCCAAACCACTGCGCAATTTACAGGGCGCTGTAATCAACAGCCTGTACTGTGCCGAATTCCTCTACCAGCACCGGGCAGCCATACGCGGACTAAACCGCCGCCTTGCTGCTACGTTGAACGACCACGCCGCCGACAGCATCATGTTCCTGCGTAATGTGGCCGAACAGGCGGGCATCAATGTACCAGGCAACGAGTATTTCCAATACTTCCCCTTGGACGGCGATAGCGCGGAGAAAGCCCGCTATCACCAATTGAACGCCTAATTAGGGTATGATTCGACCTCAACCGCCCAAGCGGGCGGTTGGGTATCGAAAGAAGGAGGGAATTGAGATGAGTAATGATAAATATCAAAGTGTTGAGTTGCACATCTCATCCTTGGATGAACAAGTGCCGCTTACGCCGGAAACCACGCCGATTGCGGAGCTTGGTGGTTATATCAGCGGGTTATCAAAATTACTGGTTGGTGGAGAGATTACAGAATCTGACTTGCTGTTCAATGGTGTTACTGCAGGCAGTACCAAGATTGCCGTACGCACGGCTAAGGTTGAGCAGTTGCAGCAAAATTTGCTGGCGCTGACGGATAAGCAGTATCTGCCCATACAAGCTATGTTGCGCAAGTATGGCCGCCAAGCTTCTTTAGTTGGCTTCGACGGTTTTGTTAAAAAGCTTCTGCCGGCATCAGAGCCATTTTGCTATGAGGTGTTCCAAGAAGAAACCTTCCGCGGGGAGGTTATCCGTATCGGGGGGAAGGATGATACTGTTCCATTCATGCTTTTGTCGGAACGGGGGGAGTCCATCAATCTGACCGTAACCAGCAAAGAGTTGGCTCGACGGCTCGCGGCTCATTTGTATGATTTCATAGAATGCCACGGCAGCGGGCTGCTGAGAATCAATCCGGAAACCTTCCAATGGCAGCCCGTGCCTGGCAAATTCCATATTGTTGATTTTGAAGTATTGGAAGAAGCCGATTACGACAGGTGGCTGAGCCAGTTCCAATCTATCCCGTCCTTATGGCGGGAAACGGAGGAGCCGCTGTTGCTTATTGAGGAAATCAGGGGAGCCGACTGATGATAGTTTTGGACACCAATGCCTTGGTTTTTCTATATCGCCCTAACCACGACCAAGAGCAGCTGCATGACCGAATGGCACATTTATTCGATACGGCCAAAAACAGCAGTCAGGTTTTAGGTATCCCCGCGCCGGTGTTGGCTGAGTTTCTGATTGGGGAGCCGACTGCGGAAGGGAGGCAAAATTTTCTCAACCTCTTCAACCGCAAAAACCGGGTGTTCAAATTGCTGCCGTTTGATTTGAAAAGCGCTACCGTTTGCGCCGTGGTGTCAGACCACCTGAGCAGCAATCCTAACGAGCTGGGCAAAACAGAGCGGCAGAAAATCAAAATAGACCGCCAAATATTGGCTATCGCCTTAAGCAATCAGGCCAGCCAAATCATCTCGCATGATAAGCAGCTGCTCAGCGCGGCTGCTACGTTTGGCAACATTAGGGCAATCGATATTCAAGACTTACCTTTGCCAGAACCGCCTCAGCCTCAATTATTCTAATCGCCTCCTTACGCCAAGCAGCCTTCGGGCTGCTTTTGTTTTGCACTTGACAGCATGAAACACTTTTGATATAAAAGTGCTATATTTCGGAGAAAGTTGCGAATTGGCAATTTTCTCCTTTCTTTTTGGCTGCCTTCAGGTGGCATTTAATTTAGGATAGCTCGATATGGCAAAAGCAAAACGCCCAGTCGGGCGACCGACAACATATAGTCAAGAAACGGCAGATAAAATCTGCGAACTGATCGCCCGCGGCATGAGCTTGCGGGCGATTTGCGCATCTGCGGATATGCCTGCGGGCGGCACAGTACACCGCTGGTTGGCGGAACACCAAGATTTTCAGGAGCAATACGCGCGCGCGCGCGAGGAACAGGCAGACTGCTTTGCTGATGAGATTATCGACATTGCCGACTCTGTCGCCCCTGAAACAGGCGAAGTGGCGAAAGCCAAGTTACAAATCGACGCCCGCAAGTGGAAGGCCGCCAAGCTCGCGCCGAAGAAGTACGGCGAGAAACTGGAATTGGATGCTGATATGCGCGTGAAGGTAGAGACCCGCTCGCTGGAAGATATTTTCAAGTAACCCTATGGCCAATCCGTATTTCAAGCCACTTATCCGCAAGGCGCGTTACAAGGTGCTGTATGGCGGGCGCGGTAGCGGGAAATCATATTTTTTGGCGGAATTGGCGGTGGAAGTTTCGCGCCGCATCGGCACGGTCATCCTGTGCGCCCGTGAGTTTCAAGGCTCGCTGGACGATTCGGTTTATCAGTTATTGATTGAGACCATCGAACGCTTGGGCTACACGGATGAGTTTGACATCCTGAAATCCACCATTACCCATAAAGGCACGGGCGCAAAGTTCGTGTTTTACGGCATTAAAAACAACGTTACCAAAATCAAATCGATTCAGGGTGTCGGCGTGTGCTGGGTGGAGGAAGCCGAAGCGGTAACGAAAAATTCATGGGATGTTCTGATACCGTCCATCCGTGGCGATAAGAACGCGGAAATATGGATCAGTTTCAACCCGAAAAACATTTTGGACGATACCTATCAGCGGTTCATCGTCCACCCGCCCAAAGACAGCATTGTCTTAAAGGCCAACTACGACATCAACCCGCATTTTGCCGATACGCCGCTGCTGGCCGATATGCTCGAATGCAAAGAGCGGGATGAAGACCTTTACCGTCATATTTGGCTGGGCGAGCCGGTGGCTGATAGCGAACTGGCGATTATCAAACCAAGTTGGATTGAAGCCGCCATTGATGCGCATGAAAAACTGGGCTTCTCCGCCGCAGGCCGGCGCATTCTTGGGTTTGACGTGGCCGATGAAGGCGATGATGCCAACGCCACCGTATTGCGGCACGGCTCGGTCGTAACCGACATGCAGCAATGGCGCGGGCAGGACGTGATTTATTCCGCCGACAAGGTTTACCTGTATGCCCAAGAGCAGAATATTGACCGCATCGTGTACGACAACATCGGCGTGGGCGCTGGTGTGAAAGCGCAGTTTCGGCGCAAGAACGGCAAGGTGCAGACGCTAGGCTTCAATGCCGGCGGTGCGGTGTACAAACCTGATGCCAAATACACCGACGACAAGAAAAACCGCGACATGTTCGCCAACATCAAGGCGCAAGCATGGTGGATGGTGCGCGACCGCTTCTATAAAACGTGGCGCGCCGTCCATCACGGGGATAATTACCCCGAAGACCAACTTATCAGCCTTTCAAGCAGCCTGCACGAGTTGGAATACCTGACTGCCGAACTGAGCCGTCCGCAGGTAGATTACGACCAAAACGGGCGTGTGAAGGCAGAGAGTAAGAAAGACATGAAAAAGCGCGGCATCCCCAGCCCGAACCGTGCGGATGCGCTGGTCATGGCCTTTGCCCCCGTGCAGGGCGGGCTGAACATCAACCCCAAGATATTGAGCGGACTATGAGCAAAAAGAAAAAACACACCGACAAAGCCATGCGCCGCGCCCTGCAAAGGCTGCCTGAAAAGCAGCCTGCATCATACAGCTTGGATTTCCCCAGCCTGCCGGACGGCGTGAAGCCAAATGGTATAGCTATGGACAGCAGCCCCTTAGGAAACTTCGGGGCTGATTGTTTTTTCGGCACCGGCTTTATCGGCTATCCGCGCTTGGCCGAGTTGGCGCAGATTTCCGAATACCGCAGCGTGAGCGAAACTACCGCTAATGAAATGACCCGCCAATGGATAGAAATCAAATCCGTAGGCGAAGAAGACAACAGTGAGGCCATCAAGCAGATTGAGGAATGCTACGAACGGCTGAACGTGCGCGATGTGTTCCGCAAGGCCATTGAAACAGACGGTTTATTCGGGCGCGGTCAGATACTGGTGCAAATCAAAGACCACGACGGCAAACTCGCCAATCCGCTGCTCTTGACCGAAAAAACCATTGCCAAAGGCAGCCTAAAAGCCTTGGTGAACATCGAACCGATGTGGACGACCCCCGCGCCGTACAACGCCATCGACCCTACCCTGCCCGACTTCTACAAGCCGAAGGCATGGTATGTGATGGCACAGGAAATCCATGCCAGCCGACTGTTTACCCTGATTTCCCGCCCCGTGCCGGATATGCTCAAACCCGCCTACAACTTCGGTGGCGTGAGTATGACCCAGCTCATGATGCCCTATGTGGAACGCTGGCTGCGTACCGTGGATTCCGTCAGCGACCTGCTGCACAGCTTCTCTTTGTCCGGTATCAAAACCGACATGAGCGCGATATTGAGCGGCAGCGACGACGGCGACACCAACATCATGCTCCGTGCCGAACTGTACAACCGTTTGCGCGACAATCGCGGCCTGATGCTGTTGAGCAAGGAGGAAGAAGAGTTCTTCCAGTTCAATACCCCACTATCCGGCTTGGATACGCTACTTGCCCAATCTCAGGAGCAAATGGCCGCACCCAGTCATACGCCGCTGGTGAAGCTGCTCGGCATCACGCCCAGCGGCCTGAATGCCAGCACGGAGGGTGAGATTGCCGTTTACTACGACCACATCCGCGCCATGCAGGAAAACCTGCTGCGCGACCCGTTGGACAAACTGCTCAAGCTGGTGCAACTGCATCTGTTCGGCCAAGTGAACGACAACATCACTTTCGACTTCGTGCCCTTGCAGCAGATGAGCGAAACCGATCTTTCCACCATCCGCAAATCCGACACCGACCGCGATGTGGCCTACATTCAGGCCGGCGTAGTATCGGCAGAGGAAGTACGCGGACGGCTGGCGGGCGAGCCGGACAGTGGCTACAACGGCATCGACGTGGAAGACGTGCCTGAAATGCCCGATGACGGCTTTTCAGACGGCCTGAATGACGGCGAAGGAGAAGAAGGTAGAGACACTGCCGCACCAAAGCCTGAACCTGCCCAAGATGCCAAATGGGATGAAAGCAAGCATCCGCGTGCCGAGAACGGGCAGTTTGGGGCAGGAGGCTCATCTCAAAATAATGTTGCCGACATAAGCGGATTCCTTGGCACCGAGTATCAAGGTAAAGGGAAAGACGCCGTTCAAAAATTACGTCAGGAAAAGAACGGGTATATCAAAGGTGCTTTCCACCGAAGCGACATTGGCGATATTGCTTTAGTTTGGGGAAATGATGATGTCGGATTGAAACACATCATCAGACGCCGAGAAGAGCAAGGCATTGATATTGACCTCTTCCTTGAAGATATTGATGAAGTTATTGAGAATGGTAATATTCAAAAGAGCCAAGAGACGGGAAATTTTGAGATTTGGCACAATAAAAAGATGGCGGTCATTTCGCCGGAATTTAAAGGCAATCAGTTGATGTTCTTACTGACCGCATTTAAATCACGCAAGCAAAAAACAAACCCCTGATACTTCATCATCAGGGGTTGTTTGTGTCTGGGTGGCCGCAATCCCCACCATTTATCACTCGACAGTAACCTGCCTGAGATTACGCAGCTAATGCGAAAATTTCTGCTGTCAGACGTGATTATTGTATGCCAATCACCCATCGAAAGCAAGCCATGAAACTGTCCGCCCCGTCCGATAAAGACATCATCCTAAAGCCGATACAGCCCAACCTAGGCGTAGAGGCTGCCTACCGCAAAAGCCTGAAAAAGCTGTTGCGTGAAATGCGCACCGATGTGCAGGACTTGCTCAAACGGCACTATCCGAAAGGCATTGCCCAAGACAGCCTGACGGACGGCTTGCAGGCTGCTTTGGCCGCCCTGTTGCGTTATTGGTTGGCGCAGTTGGACAAACTTGCCCCGCAAATCGCCGAGGTATTTGCCAATCAAAGCGCAAGCCACACAGAGAGAGCCTTTCAGACGGCCTTGCGGGAAGCAGGATTTACCGTCCGTTTCCGTGCCACAATGCAACAGCAAACCGTCTTGCATGCCGTATTGGGCGGCAACGTCTCGCTTATCCGCTCGATCGGCCAGCAATACCTGAACCGCGTGGAAGAAAGCGTATGGCGCAGCGTGAATGCAGGCTACGACATGGCGCAACTGACCCGCGAACTGCGCAAAGACTACGGCATCAGCGAACGCCGTGCCGCCTTTATTGCGCGAGACCAAACCAACAAAGCCAAGGCGGCCATTGAAAAGGCACGGCGGCAGGAATTGGGCATTACCGAAGCCATATGGATGCACTCCCACGCAGGCAAAGAACCACGTCCGAGCCATGTTTCCGCCAACGGTAAGCGGTTTGATGTGAGCAAAGGCATGTATCTGGACGGCAAATGGGTACAGCCCGGGGAGGAAATCAACTGTTTTCCCGGTGATTCAGTAATCCAACATTTTGATGGAGTGAAACAACTTTGGCGTAGATTTTATTGCGGCAAATTGACCAAACTCATTACGCAGTCTGGTGAAATTATCAAAGCGACTCCTAATCACCCAATACTTACCAATCGGGGATGGGTTGCTATTAAGGATATTCACATTGGAGATTATGTAGTCAAAGTTGGCAGTAAGGTCTTCAATGGTTTTGAAGACGATATAGAGCGAAATAATCCCACTTTCGCGCAATTGTTTGATGCGGCCGCGTTTCTTATCGGAAGTAGCATTGGTAGCGGAGCCGCATTTAAGTTCCACGGCGACATTTCCTATGGCGAAGTCGATATTATAAACATCGAACGGTTTTTGCCATACGAAATCAACCCCGCTTTGCTCGAGAAGGTCTTTAAACTCTTTCTCGCCGATGCCAGTCATATTCTCGTAGGGCTGGAACAAAATTCCGTTAGCCCGTTTGCGTCTGCCATCGACATTTTGTTTGCGCCCGCGCAAAGCAATATTCGCAGCTTTGGCGCGTTGCTTGCGTTGCTCAGAGGTCATTTTCCTCATGCTGACGATATTTGCTTCCGATTGTCCTCTTATATGCACTCCGCCATTGAGAAGGCGGTTGCGAATAGCCCCTCTAGAGATATTGAAGCGCTTAGAAAGCTCAAATTCGCTAATACCGGATTCATACAGGGAAATGAGCAAATCATTGGAGAGGTCGTGGCGATAGTTGGGAGGTTGTCTTCCTGTTTTCGGAATATCCAATCCCCTTCTGCGGATATGCTTGGACAAAGCATCCTTGCTCACTCCAACTTGCACGGCGGCGTCCTTGAGCATCATGCCATCGGTAAATATCAATTTGATGGCGTGGTCAATAAGAGCATCTGCGATTTTTCTGGGCATGTTTATAACCTTGAAAACAAAAAGAATTGGTATAGCAATTATACCATAATTTCACACAACTGCCGCTGTACGAGCCGCGCCGTGATTAAAGGATTCAACACATGACAGAGAAAACCATACTCGCCCAAGACCGCTCCCTGCGCTCCTACGACCAAGACGGCAGGCTGCACGTTGAAAGCTCCAACATCAGCAAGGCCACGGTAAATCCCTACTACGGCAGCGAAATCCCCAATTACCAACAACTGGGGCTTGAGCCGAAAAAGGTTTACTACCTGCTGCGAGACCCTGAAGAGTTGGAAAAGGCAGCGCCGACGTTCAACAACCTGCCTTTATTGAGCAAGCACATCCCCGTTTCTGCCGACGAGCCGCAGAAAGAAGTGATTGCAGGCACGACCGGCAGCGATACCGTGTTTGAAGACGGCTACCTGAAATGTTCGCTGGCCGTGTGGGACGCGGAGGCGATTGCCGGTATTGAGAGCGGCGAGCAGGTGGAGCTATCCAGCGCGTACCACTACACCGCCGACATGACTGCAGGCGAATTTGAAGGCAGGCATTACGACGGCGTGATGCGCGATATTGTCGGAAACCATGTAGCCCTTGTCGATGTGGGTCGGGCGGGGCGTGATGTTGTAGTAAGCGATGCAGACCCATTTTACGAAAGGAAAACCATGAAACTGAAAGCAGGCGCGAAAGCGCGTATTCAGGCAGCCGTGCAGCCCCTGTTGGCGCAGGATGCCGAATTGAGTCCCGATGAACTGTTGCAGGTTATCGGCTCGCTCACCAATGAAGTGCAGACGGCTGAGGACGATGGCGAAGATTTGCCGCCCAAAAACGTCGAGAATGTCGGCACGGACGAAGACGAGCTGGAGGACGGCGAAAACAACCCCGCACCCACCGAGCCGGAAGAACCCGCCGAAGACGAAGAACCGGAAGCCCCAGAAGGCGGCGCGCCCAAGCCAGCGCAAGACCGCGCCATTTCCAAAATGGCGATGGATGCGGCCATCAAACGTGCCGTAGAAGCCGAACGCCAACGTTCTCAAGCCCTGGCTACGGCACAGCGCGAAGTGGCGCCCATTGTCGGCGATGTAGCGATGGACAATGCGGCGGACGTGTACAAGTTCGCGCTCGAACAGAGCGGCATTGATGTAACCGGCGTGCACCCTTCCGCCTACCGCGCCATGGTCGGCATGTTGGGCAAACCCAAACATCCGATGGCGCAAGATGCGGCCAAAACCGCTGAACAGTTCCCCGGTTTATCACGAATCAGAAAGGCTTAAACCATGTCATTCCAAAAAGCAGTTAAATCTTACCAAGCCCCCGCCGTTGCGGGGGATTTTGCTGCCCACAACCCGAACGCTTCCATGCTGTCGGGTGAAGGCACCCTCGTTAGCGGCACGGACGGCGTAACCGTTGGCGTGTTTGCTTGGGCGGATGCCGACGGCAAAGTGTCCAACAAAAAAACCGCCGGCGCACGCATCGGCTTTGTTCACCGTGAACAGCAGGCCAGCATCACTGCCTATCTGGCGGAACACGGCAACCAAATCCTGCCCGGCCAAATCATTACGTTGGCGGTAGCGGGCGATTTTTGGGCGAACTTCCCCGCCGGTGCTGAAATCGGCCAGAACGTGTTTGCCAAAGACACCGACGGCACATTGAAAGCATCTGCCGCTGCCACCGAAACCGGCCACACCCTGACCCGCTTCAAGGTGGCTTCCAAAGCCGCAGCGGGCGAACTGGCCAAAATCACCACATGGGAGTAACGATTAGATGAATACCTTGCAACAACTCGAACGCGATGCCGGCATCGTCTTTATGGGCGGCGGCAAAAAGCTGATGAACGAACAGGTGCAGGCTGCTTTGGCGATGGACGCGCAGCCCGCACTGACCACCGCCGGCAATAGCGGCATTCCCGCATGGATGCTGACCTATGTCGATCCGAAGCTGATTGAAGTCGCCCTGCAGCCGATGAAGGCCGCCGAAATCTTCGGCGAAGTGAAAAAAGGCGACTGGACGACCGAAACCGCCATGTTCATGCTGGTAGAACCTACCGGCGAAGTCTCCAGCTACGGCGACTACAACAACAACGGCGTGAGCGGCGCCAACGTCAATTTCCCGCAACGCCAGAGCTACCATTACCAAGTGTTTACCCGTTGGGGCGAACGCGAGGTGGCACGCGCGGGCGAAGCGAAAATTGACTATGTAAACCGCGTCAATCAGGCCAGCGTGAACGCCTTGAACCGCTTCCAGAACAAATCCTATCTGTTCGGTATCAAAGGTTTGCAGAACTACGGCATCCTAAACGACCCTAGCCTGCCGGCCGCAGCCGCCGCCGCCCAAACATGGGCGACCGCCACCGGCGAGCAGGTGTACGAATCCATCCGCAAGCTGTTCCAAAAACTGTTGCAGCAAACCGGCGGCCTGATTGATATGAACACCCCGCTCCTGCTGGTGTGCAGCCCGACTGCCAGCGTGGAACTGACCAAAACCAACCAGTATAACGTCAATGTTACCGACCAACTGAAAAAGAACTTCCCGAACCTGCGCATCGAAACCGTGCCGGAATACTCCGCCGCATCGGGCGAGATGGTGCAGCTGATTGTGGAAGAGTTGGACGGCCAGCGCACGTTGGAATGCGGGTTCACCGAAAAACTGCGTGCACACAACATGGTTTTGGAAGCCTCCAGCATCAAACAGAAGAAATCGCAGGGCACATGGGGCGCGATTATCTACCGCCCATTCTGCATTGCTTCTATGACGGTGAGCTAAGTGCAGGCTGCTTGAAAAACAAGGCTGCCTGTTTTCAGGTGGCCTTTTCTCATTTCAAAGGAAAAACAAATGGCAAAACAAAAAACTGTAACCGTTGGCTGCAAACTGCCCAACGGGCTGATTATTGAAGTCGGCGGCCAATCGGTAGAGTTGAACGGCACGAACGCTTCAAACATCATCGGCGGCCACGGCATTACCTACGATGTGGATGCCGACCTGTTCAATGCTTGGCTGGAAGCGCACCAAGACCGCGATATGGTAAAAAATGGCTTCGTTTTCGCCCATGAAGATGCCAAGAATACCAAAGCCGAAGCGCGGGAAAAGACCGACAACGAAACCAAGTTGGAAGCCATTAACCCCGATGACAAGGCCAATGGTGTAAGCACTGCCAAGGAAGACTAACCATGCCTGCCGTCGTCTTCGATAAAGCACGGTTTCAGGCGGCCTATCCCGAAGTGCAGGCCACGGATGCACAGCTTGAAATGTGGTTCACGCAGGCCGAAAGCCTGCTGGACAACACCGACCACAGCATCGTGAAAAAACTGGAAGAGCGCGAAATGCTGCTGTTCCTGCTGGTGCGCCACTTCGCCGCGCTGAACGAACGTGCCGCACAGGGCGGATTAGTGGGACGCATTGCTTCGGCTGCCGAAGGCAGCGTTTCCGTGAGCGCGGATATGGGTGCGGTGGGCAGCGATGCCGCTTGGTATCTGCAAACGCCCTATGGTGCGACCTACTGGCAGCTTACCGCCAAATACCGCCGCTTCCGCTATGTGCCGGGAGTCTGCTATGCGCGGCGGCGATAAATTCAGGCAGCGGCTGGCCGAACTGGCCAAGCAGGCTGCAACGGCCAAGGTGCGCGTCGGCGTCATCGAGCAGGCGAACTACGACGGCTCGGACGGCGAAAGCGTGGCGCAAGTGGCCTTTTGGAATGAATACGGCACAGCAAACATCCCACCTCGCCCGTTTTTTCGCAATACCATTGCAGAAAGAAAAACAGAGTGGGCAAGACTGGCTGGAAAGTTCATGCAGGCCAACGGCGGCGATGTGCGGCAGTCTCTTTCGGAGTTGGGTGAAATTGCGGTTGGGGATATAAAAGAAACCATTACTAATGGTAATTTTGCGCCCAACTCCGAAGTAACCAAACTGCTGAAATATCGTTTCCCAACCAGCCCTGCGCGCGTAACCGCTGCAGCGTATTACAAAGCCGTTCGGGATGTGCAACAAGGCAAGACCGTTGTCAGCAACCACGATAAACCGCTGCAATGGTCGACAACCATGCGCGATTCAATCAAATACGAGGTAACGGACGAATGAACCTGAGAGCCATTGCCAACGGCGCGATTACATCCGTCAATCCCAACCTGCCTGCCGTGCTGAAACTCAATGACGGCTACACCACCGATGCCACGGGAAAACGCAAATCAGGCTACAGTGAGCATCCCGTAACCGTGCAGACCCAAACCCTCAGCACGCAGGATTTGTCCTTGTTTGAGGGATTGGCGCAGCAAGGAACGTTGCTGTATGCCTATGTCACTGGCCAATTCCACGGCTTGCGGCGGCAGGATGGCAAAGGTGCGGACAAGCTGGTGTTCGCGGCCTACGGCGAAACTGAAACGACAGAATGGCTGGTGAAGCAGGTGGTGGAAAGCTGGCCGGATTGGTGCAAGGTGCTGTTATGGCGGCAACATTAGACGATATTTACACCGAAGTCCGGGCAATGCTGCTCGGGCTTTTTTCGTGCGAGGTGGTGCGCGGATACAGCAACAACGTACCGCTGCCCAAGCCTCCGTTCGTGGTGATGAACATCTTGAACGAAACCGCCGCCGCCACGAACGAACACGCTTACGCCGTGGCAGATGAAACCGCCGCCGTTTCGCGCCAATCCGAAATACAGATGCAGCTTGATTTTTACGGCGCAGAGGCGGGGCAGATGGCGCAGAAAACCGTTTTGCTTTGGCGCGATTTCTACGCCTGCGAACAGCTGAAATCCTGCCAGCCGCTATATGCCGACCCCGCACGCTTCATGCCGCTCACCAACGAAGAGAGCGAGTATGAAGAACGCTGGATGACTACTGTTCATCTAGCCTACGCGCCGCAGGCAGAACACCCGCAGCAGTTTGTAAACGCTTTTGATTTAACTCTGATCCAACCGTAAAGGATATATCCATGTTCCAATCTATTCCGGCAAGTAAAATTGTCAGCGTAAACCCCGCCGTACTCAGTTCCGGCGGCTCTCCCCTGTCGATGAATGCCGTCTTTTTGAGTAAAAACGAAAACCTGCCCACCGGCAGGCACACAGCGTTCCCCGATGCTTCGGCAGTCGGCGAGTTTTTCGGCTTGTCCAGCGAAGAGTTTAAAGCCGCGCAAGTGTACTTTAAAGGCTTCGACAACTCGCATATCAAGCCGGGCACGCTGTATTTCTACCCCTACAACGTCGGCAAAGAAGCCGCCTATCTGCGCGGCGCAAGTGTGAAAAGCATGAGCCTTGCCGCCCTGAAAAAACTTTCGGGCAATCTGAAAGTGAACATCGACGGCGGCGACAAGAGCGGCGACAACATCAGCTTGGCAGCCGCCACCAGCTTTTCCGATGCCGCCGACAAAATCGGTACGGCCATCAGCGCTACCGTGCAGTTTGACGAGCAGTTGCAAGCGTTTGAAATCGTTTCCTCCATCCAAGGCAAGGCTTCAGAAATCGGTTTTGCCACCGGCACGCTGGCCGAAGCCTTGAATCTGACCGAAGCCAAAGGCGCGGTGATTTCCAAAGGCAACGACGGCGACAGCGCGGAAACCGTGATGGAAGGCGTGATTCAGTCCACTTTGAATTTCGCCACCTTTACCACCGTGTTTGAACCCGAACTGGCCGACAAGCTGGCTTTGGCCAAATGGAGCAACGCGCAGAACAACCGCTTCCTTTACGCCGCATGGGGCAAAGAAGCCGCCGCGCTGCAAACCGGCAACACGACCTGTCTGGGCGCGCAACTGAAAGCCGCCGCCTACGACGGCACCGCCCCGATTTACGGCGGGCTGGACAAGGCCGCTTTCCTGTGTGGCGCGATTGCTTCCATTGATTTCACCGAAACGCAAGGCCGCATCACGCTGGCATTCAAAAACCAATCCGGCTTGAGCGTGGACGTGGACAACGCCGCCGATGCCGACAACCTGAAAGAGAACGGCTACAACTACTACGGCGCATGGGCAACCGCAAACGACCGCTTTACCTTCCTTTATCCCGGCCAAATGCCCGGCAAATGGAAGTGGATTGATGCCTATGTGAACCAAATCCGTCTCAACAGCCAGTTGCAGCTTGCCCTGATGACCCTGCTCACCTCGGCCAAGGCCGTGCCGTACAACGCCGTCGGTATCGCCCTGCAACGCGCCGCCTGCCAAGACCCGATTAACGAGGCCTTGAACTTCGGCAGCATCCAGCCGGGCGTACCGTTGAGCGAACAGCAGCGCGCCCTGATTAACAACGAGGCGCGCGTAGATGCCGCAGCGAAGATTGAAAGCACCGGCTATTTCATGCTGATTCAGAACGCTTCGGCGCAGACGCGCGGCAACCGCCAGTCTATGCCGATGAAGCTGTGGTACACCGACGGCGGCAGCGTGCACAACATCAACCTCGGCTCAATCAACGTCCAGTAAACCCATGCAGGCTGCTTGAACTGTCAGGCGGCCTCTTTGCAAAGGAAAATATATGCAAACCGTATCAGACCGCACCCTGACCGCCGCCAACAGCATCCTGCTGATGCGCGTGAAAGGCTTTAACGATAACTTTGTACAGATTGAAGGCTACGCTGCCGACAACGCTTTCGACTTCGGGCAAGGCAAAATCGGCGAAACCATGATGGGCGTGGACGGCCAACAGTCCGGCGGCTTCACGCCCTACGAAGTGGACTTCAACATCCAGCTTGCGCCCACCAGTAAATCGCGCGACTACTTCGACCAATTCACCAACGACATCCTGCAACGGCAGGAAACGCGCATGGTGGAATTTTCGGTTGAGATTTCCGCCGTGAAGAAACGCTACACTGCTACCGGCTTCTTGGTGGAAATTCCAGGCGGAACGACAGCCAAGAAAACGCTGGAATCCGCCACTTACTCATTCCGCATCGTAGTGAAACCGGAGGAAATCTGAAATGGCGTTAAAGAGTAAGCAAATCACGATTGAGAACGGGCGGGATAAAGGCCGCGTGTTCCTGATTACCGAAATGAGCGCCGCCCATGCCGACAACTGGGCGATGCGCGCCCTTTTGGCTCTGGCCAACAGCGGCGTGGATTTGGGCGGCATCGCCCCGCAGCAAGGGATGATCGGCATAGTGGGGGCAACGCTTGGCGCATTAGGCAAAGTCAAACCTGAAGATGCCATCCCGCTCTTGAACGAACTGCTGGACTGCGTGCAAATCATCCCCGAAGGCGGCCAGCCGCGCCCGTTGAATATGGAGTTCAATGATGTGGAAGACTTTACTACCCTGTGGCGTTTGCGGAAGGAGGTGTTTGCATTGCATACCGATTTTTTGCAACACGCCTTTGGCCTGACCTCGGCATCGGGCGGGGAGGAGGAAGCCGACAACAAGGCTACCTGAATCTGACCCAAACCATCGGTGCGCTGGTTTCCTCCCGTATATGCAGCCTGCACGAACTGCAAACTGTGTATGGGCTGGAAGATGCTTTTAACCTGCTCGAAATCGTCAATACAGATGCCTTCAACAAGGCACAACAGGCTACCTGATTTCAGGTAGCCTTTTTTAGGAATCGCTATGGCAACAGTAATTGATACCCTGTTTATGGAGTTGGGCATTGATTCGTCCAAATTCAGTCGGGAAGCCAAGCAGGCTGTCTCCAAACTGGATGACATGACCGAGGCATTCGAGAAGGTAGAAGCAAAAACGGGCAAATCCGGCAAAGGGTTGGACAAACACGCCGAAAAGGTCAAACAGAACGTCAAACAGGCCAAAAACCTGACAGAGGCACTAGGCAAGGTGGTAAAAGGCACGGCCGCGCTCTTTGCCCTCGTTACTGGCTCAAATGCGCTGGATAAGTTGATCCGTGAGACCACTGAAGCCAACGTGCAGCTAGACAACTTATCTCGCAATATCGGCATGAGCCGTAACCAGCTCCAAGCATGGGGCGGCATGGCTGAAATGGCGGGCGGTCAGGCCGATGCTATGAGAGGTAGTTTGGCTGGGCTGAGTATGAGCATTACCCGGCTCACTACCATGGGCGACACATCCATGGTTCCGTTCTTCAATGCCTTCGGTGTTGCCTTGCTCAATGCTGACGGCAAAGCGCGCAACCTAGACAGCATCATGCTGGATCTAGCCGACCGCTTTTCCAAGATGGACAGGGTGCAGGCCTACAATCTGGCTAAAAGCATGGGCTTGGACGACGGCACCATCAACACCTTGCTGCTTGGGCGCGCCGAAATGGAAAAGATGCTGGCCTTACAAGACCGGCTCTATCGCTCCGGCGAGAAAGAAATTGCCGTCAGCCGCGAACTGACCCGCTCACGCGCCTATCTCAACCAGCAATGGGATGCGCTGAAAAACATGATTGCCGATGCACTCGCCCCGCATTTACTGCGCCTGGTGAAACTGGTCAGCAGCTTTGCCGATTACCTGATGCGCAATGAAAACACCATGAAGCATGTTTTCGAGGGATTGGCTTTTGTATTGGACGTGGTGTTGATTCCGGTGCTGTGGTCAGCAGTAACGGCGCTGTATGCCTTTATTGCTCCGTTCGCGCTGGCTGCCGCTGCCGTGGCTGCTCTGGGTGCTGCGTTTGTGCTGCTCTATGACGACTACAAGACTTGGGCAGAGGGCGGAAAGAGCCTGTTCAACTGGGGTGCTTTTACCGGCTACATCAGAACCTCCAAAGTATCGGTGGACAGTCTTACTAAAGGCTTCACCTACCTGCTCACCGGATACACATCATGGGCGGAAGCCGGGAAAGGCTTGTTTGATTGGTTGCGGTTGAAAGGATTCATCGACGAAAACGGGGTATCCCTACGCTCACTGGCTAACGGCTTCAAAAGCCTAGCTAACGACATCTACCAGTTCATCGCTCCCGCATTGGAAGACCTAGGCGAAATCTTCAATGCCCTGATGAACCGCGATTACAACCGCGCCTGGACAGCGGCCAAACGCCTAGCCATGCGCCCGGTAAATTTCGTGGCGGAGCAGGTACAGAGCGCCGCCGAACGGGTATCCGGCGCAGTTGATGTTGCTACTGGCCGCACCCCCGGCGCGTCAGGTTCGGCGCAGGCGGCGGTACGAAGCCTAGGCTCGGGAGAACGTGTCGCTAAACAGATGTTTTCCCCGGGTGGTACGATTTACTTCGGCGATAGTATCGCTCACGGCTACCGCAGCGCGGTAAACGGCAAAGGTTCAACCAGAGAGGGTGCTAATCCGCAGCAGGTATTGGGTTTCATCAACGGCTATTCCGGCAACTTGCAAGGCCAAACCGTGATTCTGTCGTCCGGCATGAGCAACGACCCGACCGATACCGACGGCATCCGCGCCCAAATCCGCGCATTGCGCGCCAAGGGGGCGAATGTGCGGCTGCTTGGGGTATCCAATACCTATAATCGAAACGGCCAAACCGGCGCGAGAATGAACGCCCTACTGGGACAAATCGCCCGTGAGGAACACGCCACCTTCCAAGGAGGCTTCCAAGCAGGCAGGGATAACATTCATCCTGCCAGCTACAGCTCGCAGCCGTGGCTGGGCGGCGGTTCGCGGCAAAACTCCGCAATGGCAGAAACGCTCGCCATGATTAGGAAGCATGAAGGCTTCTCCAGCCGTACCTATTGGGACGTAAACGCTTACCGCTTAGGCTACGGAACGGACACCATCACCGACCGCAACGGCAACGTCCGCAGAGTGCGACAGGGTGATACCGTTACCCGTGAGGATGCGGAGCGTGATTTGGCACGCAGGGCACAGATTTTCAGAAACGCAGCGCGTCAGAAAATCGGCGCAACAGAATTTGACCGTCTACCTGCTAAAACGCAGGCCGCCATTACTTCGGTTGCCTACAACTACGGAAGTTTGGATAAATTGCCGTCTTTGGTAAACGCTGCCCGTAGCGGCAACATTAATACCATCTCCCAGGCAATCGCCGCCCGCCAAGGTGACAACCGGGGGGTAAATAGAAGAAGACGGCTGGATGAGGCTGCTGCAGTATTATCCGACCTGAATAGTCGCCCCGTCGGCGGACAAGCCGTTGCCGACAATGCGCAGCGCGGTTTGCAGTCTATGCAACAAGGCGCTGTTGCCCGCCAGCAGGCGCAGCAGATTACCAACAACAGCAATATGCAGTTCGCCATCAACGGCGGCATCCATGTGCAGTCTTCAGCCAGTACCATAGACGGCACAATGGCGGATGCCTCTGCAGCCGCCCGTAACAGGTTGGTGCAGATTATGCCAGCGATGGTATAGCTTTTCTAATATAGCTAGACATATCAATACCGCCATCCCAGAAGGTTTGGCGGTATTGATGCTTTGCCATTTACTAAATTTTACACATACACTTGATTTTTATTAAATATCGTCAATTTTCAACAATTAATGTTTTAAGGTTGGATTACATTTCTTGTTGTTGCTTACTTGGCTCGAAGATAAGAAAGCGTATTGCGCTGAAAATAAACAACTTATTCCAAATGATCGGGGATTAAGTAATTTTACTTTGCCGGTACACTCGATATATCCAAAAATACATTATATTCCGTATATATTTTTGTATTTAAATTGAATTTTTATCTTTTCTTTCTGAAGAGTTTCAATCAGATTTTAGGGAAGTTTACTGGTGAAATATAAGTAATAAGGAATGAAGTAACCGATTAAAACTTTGGTCTAATACCAGTAAAAGGAAAGCCTGGAAGCGATTAGCGGTCGTTCCAGGCAGATCGAATTAACTTAGTGAAAGTAAGTCAATGAGTAGGAAGAATTATAGCATAAATTTCAGAGAGGTAAACACCATGCTGGAAAAGTATGAAAACTCTCCTCGCATACGCCTGTTGATTTGGCTGGCTTTGGGAGCAGTGTATTTGTTTGGCTTTGCAGCCTTAATCAATGCTGTCAAATGGTGGTAACTCATGACTTGGAACTCAATCGGCATTCCAAATATTCCCAAGTTGCCGAGAAACGTAGGCGGCGCGCTGATTAAGTTCGGCGGCGCCGCTTTAATTCAGGCCATTTTTGGCAATTACTGGGGCATTTTCGGACAAAATGGCATTCCGCTGTTGTTGTCGGATAACGTAACGTCAGTCAAACACCAAAACACCTCCAAAGTGTCCAATGCGCCTGTTGAACGTGGCTCGTTCGCCAGCTACAACAAAGTTGGCGACCCGTTCATGGTAACGGTGCAGATGAGCAAGGGCAGCGGCGGAGTGCTCGAGCGCGGCGCATTTCTCGGCCTGTTGGATACGTTGGCCAACAGCACGGATTTGTTCTTGGTCATCACTCCCGAAGCGGTGTATCCGAACATGGCGATAACCGGCTATGACTATGCCCGCGAAGCCTCGGACGGTGCGAGGCTGTTAAAGGTCAATATCCATTTGGCCGAAGTACGGCAGGTGGAAGTGAAATACACCAAAACCAAGCCAGACGGGGCACAGGCGCAGTCAGACGGCGGCAAGGTGCAGCCCAAGCCGGTGCAGAACAACGAATCCATCCTGTCGAAGCTGTACGGTTCAGGCAGTGATGGGTTCGGGAAAATAACCGATACATTCAGAAAGGGGTTCGGTTTGAAATGATTTACCAAATCACCCTAAAGTCTGTCCCTGTGCAAAAAGTTAGCGCCACATTAGGCGGGCAGGAAGTAACCGTATCGCTGCTGCCGCGATTGGGCAGGCTGTATGCTACCGTGTCGGCGGACGGGCGCGTGCTGATACGCGAACGGGTATGCCTGCACGGTATGCCGCTGGTGGGCGAGGCTTATCGCGGCTTTCGCGGAGAACTGTATTTTGTCGATACCGCAGGCAGCCTAGACCCGCAATGGCAGGAACTTGGCAGCCGTTTTATTTTGGTGTACCGCGATGAGTATTAAAGAAAAAATCCTGCGTGTCAGCATCAAGCTGGGGCAGGAAAAAGACGTATGGGATGCGAAAGGCAACGATACGCTGGTTGTCGAAGGTTTGCGCACCTCCTGCCAAATCAACTATGGCAATGGCGCGGTGATGCCGTCCGCCCGCATCAAAGTGTACGGCTTGAAGCTGGACAGTATCATGAAGCTGCTCCGTGTGAAATGGAACACCGAACAGGCAATGATGAACTTGGTGCAGGTGGAGGCTGGCGAGCAAGACGACTTGAGCGTGGTCTATACCGGCAATATCACGTTTGCCTACCCCGAAATGGGCGGTGCGCCGGATATTTGCCTGGTTATCGAGAGCCACACCGCCGTTTTGTGGCAACTCAAGCCTGCCGAAGCGGTCAGCCACGAAGGCGAAACCGATGTGGCAAAGGCCATCGAAGCTATTTGCAAACGCATGGGTAGGCGTTTTGAAAACAACGGCGTAAAGGCCAAAATCAGCAACCAGTATTTGGACAATACCGAACTGGGCAAAATACAGCAGATTGCCGCCAATGCGAATATAGACGTGTACATTGACAACGAAACCGTCGCCATCACGCCCAAGGGGCAGCCGCGCATGATTGACGTACCAATCGTCAGCCCGACCACCGGCCTAATCGGCTACCCGATACCCGATTTGCAGGGCGTGAAGCTGCAATGCCTGTACGACAAAGCCCTGCGCTTCGGCGGGCTGATTGAGGTTGCAGGCAGCCTGATTGAGCAATGCAACGGCAGATGGCGCGTATTCGGGCTGTCGCTGGACTTGGAAAGCCAAACGCCGGGCGGCAAATGGCTGGCCGACATCAAAGCCGCCAATGTGGAGGATACAAATGCCAAAGTCGCAACAAAATAATTGGGCGCAATACCGCCCCGAACAAACGCAAGGCGGCGCGGGTGAAATCGGCGCAATCGTGTCGGGCATCGTCTCGCGCATCCAAACCGTAACGCTGGTGCGGGTGGTCAAGACCAAATCGGGCGGGCTTGCCCCTGTCGGGCTGGTGGACGTACAACCATTGGTTGCCCAAATCAGCGGCGACGGCACGGTTACGCCGCACGGCATCATCTATAACGTGCCGTATTTCCGGCTGCAAGGCGGCGGCAACGCCGTGATTATCGACCCCGAACCGGGCGACATCGGCATGTGCGGCTTTTGCAGCCGTGATATTTCCAGCGTCAAGCAAAACAAAGCGCCGTCCGCTCCGCAAAGCAGGCGGCGTTTCGATTATTCGGACGGCCTGTATTTCGGCGGATTCCTGAACGGCACGCCCAAACAGTATATCCATTTTAAGGACGGCGGCATCAAGCTGTTCTCGCCCGGCGATATTGAGATGGAGGCGGCCAATATCCGCCTGAAAGCCCAAGGCGGCGTGAGCAGCACCTCGCAAACCTTTCAGGCCAACACCGAAACTACGGCGCAATTCACGGGCGGCGGCGGGATTTCTGCCGACGGCGATGTGAAGGCGAAAGACGTCAGCCTGCTCAACCACCCGCATTCCGGCGTACAGCCCGGCAGCGGCCAATCAGGAAAGCCGATAGCAACATGAATACGCTATACCTAGACCAAGAAAGTTGGGATTTAACCCTTGACACGGCAGGCAATATCGCGCTGGCGAAAGACCCCTACGCCAAGGCGCAGGACGTGTCTTCGGCGTGTCGTCTGTTTGCCGGGGAACTGTATTACGACACAGAAAAGGGCATCCCCTATTTTGAAGAAATGCTGGGCAAGAAACAGTCTTTCGCGCTGTACCGGCACCGACTGGTGCAGGCTGCCTTGTCCGTCCCCGGCGTGGTAGCGGCAGACGTTGCCGCCGAACTGCGCGACGGGCGCGTACTTTCAGGCGGCCTGAAATTTACCGACGATACTCAAAAACAATACGAGGTAACGCTATGAGCAGTCATGTCCCACCCGTCCGCTTCACGCCGCAGGGCTTGTAGATCCCGACCGAAACCGAAGTGCTGAACGGCGTTCTGGCCGATTTCAACGATGCCTTCGGCGGCGGTCTGAACTTGAATCTAGAAACGCCGCAGGGGCAGCTTGCTTCCTCGCTGGCCGCCGTGATTGCCGACAAGAACAATGTGATTGCCGAACTAGTCAATCAAATCCACCCCGAATATGCCGAAGGCGTGATGCAGGACGCGATTGCCAAAATCTACTTCTTGCAGCGCAAACCTGCTACCGATTCGGCGGTGGTGTGCGAGTTTGTCGGGCTGCCCGGCACACAGATTCCGCAGGGGTTTATCGTGCAGGATTCAGCGGGCAACCAATGGGCTTTGCAGCAGGAAGTCGGCATCCCCATCGGCGGAAAAGTCAGCGGCACACTAATTGCCGCCGGACAGATTGAAGCCCCCGCCCACAGCGTGAACGTTATTTATCAAGCCTTGGTGGGGTTGGACAGGGTGGATAATCCGCGCCCTGCCATTCCCGGGCGGGCGGAAGAGAGCCGCGCCGAATTTGCCGAACGCAGGCGGCGCAGCGTGGCCGTCAATGCCCACGGAACACCGCAGGCAGTGTATGCCAACGTGTTTGCGCTGGACGGGGTGCGTGATGTGTACGTCATTGACAACCCGAAAGGCCAAAGCGTGCAGGCCGGCGCAACCAACTACACCCTCAAGCCGCACAGCATTTATGTGGCGGCAGTAGGCGGGGATGATACAGCGGTAGCCGAAGCCGTGCTGCGCTACGCGGGCAGCGGCTGCGACTTCAACGGCAACACCGAAATAACGGTGTACGACCACAGTTACAACGACCCGAAGCCCGCCTATCATGTAGCCTTTATGCGGCCTGCAGAACTATCGGTATATTTTCGTATCAAGATTGAGCGCGGAGCATTCGTCGGCGCGGAGACGGCCATCAAGCAGGCCGTCATTGCCTCCTTCAAGGGGCGCATCGGTGCGAACCTGTATGCCATCGGCTACGTCGCCCCCGTGGTGCAGGCCGTGCCGAACGTGCATGTGTTGGACGTGGAAATCGGCTTATCTGCGGGCAGCATGGGTAATTCCGTGGCCGTGGGCATCGACCAGACCCCCGTTGTCCGTGCCGAAAATATCGAAGTGGTGAGCGTATGATAACCGTAGGCGAAACCTTAATCAGCCAATATGCCAACAGCCCGGTCATCTGCCGCCTGATACGGCGGTTTGACGACTGCATTGACCCGCGCACCGATAAGCAGCGGTTTTACGACACCGTGTGGAACGTATCCACCGCGCAAGGGTTCGGGCTGGATATTTGGGGCGTGATTGTCGGTATTGAGCGGGAAGTCATGATTAGCGCACAAGACGAATACATCGGCTTTGCGCAGGGCTTTACCCCGTTTGACAACGGCGTATGGAGTACCGGCGAAGGCTTGGAGCGGCGATACCGTTTGGACGACGACGCCTACCGACGCGTGATTATGCTTAAAGCGATGAGCAACATCATCTACGCCACCGCCCCGCATATCAACCGCCTGCTGCGTGAGATGTTCGGCAAACGCGGGAGGGCTTATTTCGTCAAAAATGGCACGATGGCTGCGCGCTATGTGTTTGAGTTCTACCTCTTGCCGGTAGAGCGCTCCATCATCCGCCAAAGCGACCTGTTGCCGCGCCCCAGCGGCGTATTGCTGGATTTTTACGAGCCGGAGACAGATAAAACCTTCGGCTACATCGAAGCCAATCTGGCACCCTTCGGCGAGGGTGCTTTTTTTATGGGAGTTTAAACCATGCCGCAACCGAAACTGCTGTCCAAGCCTTGGGCTTCAGATGGCTTGAAAAACAACATTCCTGCCGAACGCAACGGCGGGTTGGCGCAGGAAGCCGCCACTTATACCGAAGGATTTCCAAGCATCACCATGACCCCGATTTCCGTCGGTGGCAAACCGCCCAGCGGGAAAGACATGAACGGCGTACTGTATGAAATCAGCGCGCACACCGTTTGGCAAAACCAAGGCGGGCGTTACCGCTTCGACCAAACCTTTTGCGACGCCATCGGCGGCTATCCCAAAGGCTCGGTGCTTATCAGCGACACGCTGGATACCGAATATATCAGCTTGGTAGATGCCAACACCCACAACCCGAACAGTGGCAACAACACAGGGAAATGGGCAATACACGCGGGCAAAGGACTGAAAGCCAGCACGACACAGGCTGGCTCTACGCAACTCTCATCCGCTACCAACAGCGACCGAGAAGATATGGCGGCCACCCCGAAGTCGGTTAAAGCCGCCTACGATAAGGCTGATTCTGCCCTGCCAGTTTATCAACGAATCGGCAATTTCGATGTTTGCAAATTGCCGGACGGCACGCTGATTCAAGCTGGCACGGTGCGCGTTCAAAACCACGCCAACAGCCCCAACACGCGAATGCTGACTTGGCCGATGGCATTTACTTCCCCGCCGACTGTAGCGGTAACGATGTCCGCGCCGGAAGGTAACGTGCGTGATATGTGGGTAACGGTTGATAGCAGGCAAAGCAATCAAGCTGCCGTGCATTACTGGCTACACGAGCAAATTTTTAACACCCCTGATGTTACGGTTAATTTCATCGCCATTGGCCGCTGGAAATAGAGGAGCTAAATCATGACTGTTTATTATTACCAAAACGGATTTTTAGATACGGACGAAGAAGCACCGGCAGGCGCGGTGGCGCTGACTGCATCGGAACATGAATCCCTGATTGTCGGGCAGTGCAACGGGCAAATCATCCTTCCGGGCAAAGACGGCAAGCCTGTATTGGCTGACCCCGCGCCCTGTACATCGTGCACTTGGGATGGTGAGAAATGGCATATCGACCCGGAATGTGCCGCCAAACTCAAGGCCGAACAACAAGCGGAAGTGTGGGAACGTATCAAACAAAAACGTTACGACAACCTACGCCAAGGTGTGTATGTGAAAAGCGTGGGTAAGTGGTTTCAGACGGATGATGCCACACGGTTGCAATACCTGACTTTGCGCACACTGGATGCTGAAGCCTTCCCCCTGAAAGAGCCTTGGAAGACGATGGATAACACTTATATCCCGCCTGAAAAATGCACGAAAGATTTGTTTAACGAGATTGTTATACAAATGGTGGCAGATGAAACAGCGGACTTCCATAACGCCGAACGCCACCGCTTGGCGATGTTGCAAACGGAAAAACCGCTGGAGTACGACTTCAGCAAGGGATGGACGGCTAATTTCAATACACAGCCGACCGTGGCATTAACACCGTCAGAGGAGATGGATAAATGAACACGCGCCCGATTTATCTAGCTCTGTATCACGGACGCCGTGGCGGCACTGGGCTGAAGGTGTGGGCAGCACGGTTTACTGATGGGCTGACCCGTGTTTTGACACGCGGGCGGTACTCACATTGCGAGCTTGCCGTCAGACTGCCTGAAACGGCAGACGGGCAGGAATATGAATGCTATTCCGCCAGCCTGCGTGATAAAGGTGTACGCATGAAAGTCATGCCGTTGCCTGCTGCCAAGTGGGATTTGATTGCACTGCCGGACAGCGTGGGCGGGCGGCTGCATGGTTTATGGGAGGCAACCCAAGGCCAAGGCTACGACCTGCCCGGCGCGTTCGGGGTGGTGTTTGGTTTGAGAGAAAACCGGAAGCGTTGGTTTTGCAGTGAGTGGGTGGGCAAGGCGTTTGGGCTGGCTGAAAGCTGGCGTTTTTCGCCGAACGATTTAGCGGTAATTGCGAACATGGGAAGGGAGGAGAAATGACACCGTTGGAAACGTCTAATGTACCCGGCCATATGCTGAACATGGGCATGATTGGCATTTCCGGCACGATAGCCGGCATGCCGTTAGAGGCCCTCGTGTTGGGCGCGGTGGCCGGGGCGTTGCATCATGGCTTGAAGGAACCGGGCAGCCGCAAGAATGGGATGCTGGTCATCATCACCAGTATGCTGCTGGCCGGGTCTTTATCGCCAATGATTATGGCTTATCTGGCCTTGAGCTTGGGGTTGGAGCAGGAAGTATTCAAGGCCGCCGTGCCGATGCTGATTGGCTTGGGTTGGTCTTGGGCTACCCCGCTCTTGAATGACGGCCTGCGCCGTTTGTGGGCGGGCTGGATTGATAAATGGGGAGGTAGAAGGAAATGAACTTGGCAATGATTACCCAATGCTTATTGATGATAAACGTCGCGGCAATGGCGGCGATATTCGTTTATTCCGCCTGCTCGCTTTCGGTGCGGCAGTGGACGGCCAAGCAACCTGACTACTGGATACATAGTTTCTTAGTGGGCGGCTCGGTGGCGGTTATCGGCCATTCGCTTGCCGGCGGGCAAGTCCACCATTGGACAGAAATCATGTTCAACGTAGCAGCTGCATCTTACTTCGTGATGCGTTCGCGCCGCATTCACTTGCTGGCTGGGATATTGCAGCGCAAAGGCAAAGGCTACCTGAAAGAGAGAAGGGAAACGAAATGACGGAATTGGCATGGATTGCGGAAGCACGGGCATACATCGGCATGCACGAAAGGGATGCTCGCGGCTTAAAGACCATCCCTTTGTGGGTACGGGCTTTGAAAGGTTGGTGGAGCGACACCAAAACGCCGTGGTGCGGAACGTTTGTCGGCCACTGTTTGCAGGCAGCCGGCAGGGATATTGCGAAAGAATGGTATCGGGCGAAAGCCTGGGTGAACGGCGCTACCCGTTTGGCGAAACCTGCGTATGGCTGCATCGTGGTATTCGAGCGGCAGGGTGGCGGGCATGTCGGCTTTGTCGTCGGGCAGGATAAGCAGGGCAACCTGATGGTGTTGGGCGGTAACCAGGGCGATGCGGTCAATATCAAACCGTTTGCCAAGAGCCGCGCAGTGGCCTACCTGTGGCCGAACAAAGGCGGCAAGCCTGCTTACCCCGCCGAAGAGCGTTATACGCTGCCGCTGTTGCAGAGCGACGGGAAGCTGAGTAGGAATGAGGCGTAAACAAAACCCGCAGCGGGGGAGGCTGCGGGCTTGAGAACTAAACGATGCATCAACTTTTAATGAGACCTGGCTGATGAACCGAACCAAGTATAGCAAAACACATATCAAAATTCTAGGAGTGTTCCGTATGGAAACCGAAAACTTTTCCCCGGAGGAAACCCGTAAAACCCTCAAATGCGCGGCATTGTGGCTGATGGCGGTGTTAGCGGTATGGAAGCTGTTCGTTTTGGCCGAACTGCTGCTGCGCTGAGGCTACCTGAAAATCAAACCGCCTGATGTGCCAGACACGGAATCATGCTGTCTTCGTGCGGAGACGTGATGTAGCTGACGAGATGGCGGTAGATTTTGCCGCCCCTCACCGTAACAGCGTAGTAGGCGTTGCGGTTCAGGTTGAACGGGATATTAGCCTGATTGGCAAACAGCTTCGGCACGGTTTCCAAATTCACGGTGTCGGCTTCACTGTACTGTACGCCCTTCTCCACCGCCACGCGGCTCATCAGGCTCAACACTTCGAGGAACTGTTCGGGCGGCACGTCTTTGTAGCCGACTTTGAATTTGGATTTGATGCTGCTCCACAAGGTAATGGCCAGTTTGGCCTGATGCTCTCGCGGCACGGCTCCCACCAGCATGCGGTGCAGGGCTTTGACTTGTTCCTGCTGTTCGTGGGTCAGGCCGGACGGTAGGGCTTTGCGGGATGTTAGGCTACCTGAAAGAATCTGCTCAATCTGTTCATCGCACCATACGGCAAATTTCGGGTCGAGCCAGCGGGCAAAGTGAACGGCCAACTTTGGGTGTAGCCATGTACCGCGATTGTTGCCGCCGTGTTTGACAATAACCAGTTGATTTTTATCCAAGAGGATTTTTCTCCTCTTGCTCAAATTATCAGCAAGTGCAGCAATATACTCTTGAGTTTGCTCGTTTTTCAAAAAGTCTTTCGGCAATTTGCTGAAATGCGCGGCAACTGCTGTTGCGTTCAGGTAGCCGTCATCACGGAAAGAAACTGGGATGTTGTTGAATTGGAAAGATTGAATTGCGTTCATGATGAACCTCACTTATTTAGGGTTTGAGAACCGCCAAAAGTGGCGGGGGTGTCCTACGCTAAGTGAAGCGCCGGGTCGTTGCCGATACCCGCACCCCCATAAACTTGATAAGCCGTTGAGAACAGCTTAGGGGAATTTGAGATATGAAAAATCGCGCAACTGGCGCGGTGCAGCACTTAAGTAGGAAGCTGCATAATAAACAAAACCCCCTGCTTGCGCAAGGGGTTCTAACAAATTGCCACTTGGAATTAAGGTGGCGGGCTTCAATCACCGCAGTAAGACGGCGGGACTTATTCCCAAATGTAGGCATGAGTTTGGGTTAATGCGTAAGGAGAGAGCATCACCGACCACTAAACCTAGATTTGGTGTTGTATTAGGTCCTCTCGACCCGCCAAAGAAACTTTGACGTGCTGCAAGGATTGCAGGCATAAAAAAGCCGCGCTGACGGGGCGATATTAACCGCTTACTGAAATGATGCGGTCATCATACCCCAATCGCTAGACTTTGTGCAACATAAAGAAAGGAATACCCATGACATGGATATTGAAATACTGGAAGCCACTGCTCGGCGGCATGGCGGTGCTGGCTGTGATATGCGGCGAAGTGCAATACGGCAGGGCGCGCTATCAGGCGGGCTACGGTGCGGCCACAGCGGCCATCACGGCCAAGATGCTAGAGCAGCATCAGCAGCATCAAAAAGCCGCCCGTGCGGCCAGCGTGGAATATCAACAAACCAAGTCCGAAGCGGATGAGAAAGTGAGAGTGCAGCGTGAAGTGGTACAAAAAATTATCGAGCGGCCTGTGTATATTGACGATTGCACTGATGCAAGCGGGGTGTCAGTCCTCAACGCCGCCATTGCCGAGCGCCGTTGA